TACATTGGAAAAACCTCCAGATACTCCTTCACCTTTCCGATTCGGAAGAGCGTCAGATAATGATACTGCAAATTCGGATTATTTCCACGGATCTTACTAGTCTCGACATAGGTCGGGTTTAGCAATTTAGTTCTCTTACCAGTCTCCCTATGTAACAGCATAGTTCCCATGTCAGTATAATCTCCGAATTCATTGGTTTCGTAAACTATATCCCGCTTTCTAGGCAATTGGATAGTTGTATTAGCAAGATACTGTTCGTCGACATCGATCTGTGTTACCTTCTGGTCGGCGTCAATATGATAAACGGCTACCAAATATACCGCCGGGTTCTGAATTGGCATAACGATATGATTATTCGGGTGTTGGATCACGAAACTATAGACACACGCCTTGTCAAGTAGACCGAACGTCGCAATATCATTCAATGCAGTTCCCGGTGGTGAACAAAGTGCATCAACAAACATATCACGAAATGACAGCTGACTCGCGCCAGGCAACGCCGAGTACTGGGTGCGAAAATACCAATAATTGCCTCCTACTGCACCCTTGGAAGCGATCTCCCATGATGCAATCCTGTGATCATAAAACAAATTTAACATGGTACCCTCTATAATTTCAGTGGCGACGACTCCAGCCTTGTCTGGAAATTCCTCGTAGAAACTCTCGTTCGGTATAGATTTAGGTGGGGAAATACACATAATCTTGTTAGTCTCCGGATCTACGATTACCGAACGGTATGTACCGTATTCATCATCGCTGTCCTTACTGCGATTCAAAATCTTATATTGAGCATGTTGAGTGGAGTAGGTTTTAGAGACCACCTTCTCACCATCATATGTCTGTGTGTCGATTTCGTAACTCATTGTATTAATAATAGGGATGTAATATTTAAGTGGTTTTGTATTTTAGTAAAACATATAGAATATATATACACAATAAGTATATAATGGATAGCGAAGACGGAATAACAGATGAAATTCAATTAAAACTGGGTGACATTATTTCAATTGAAGCCCCGACAAACAGAGAGTTACATCAAAATACGTTTTTCATTGATTATATAGATAATGACAAAATATCGGTTATCAATGTTGCTGACAATCAAAAGACTATTCTCTCGATACGCGACAACGGCAGTTTGTCGGACGAATCGATAACCTCTATCATTCTGTTGGATCGCAGTGAAGAGTTGGGTTATGCAAGACAGAACGGATTATTGCCACATGTCTGGCTCGATATACATATCGGGGGAGATGTGCCGACGATTATAACCGGTGAGATTACGAACATTGAAGAGGATATGATAGAAATAATCACATACCCAGATAGAGAGGCAATCTACATCGACTTCGAATACAAGGGCATCCCGGAACAAATACCTTTCGTCAAGTTTGCTGTACGAGCAAAGCCACTATCTGCACCGGTCGAATCGCTCGAATCGGCAGACAACGATGATATGGCATCGAATATACCGATATCATCTCCGACTGCGTCGCTGGATGTCACTGAAGCGGGAGAGTTTGTAATTTCAGTTCCAGACAGCGCTATACCCGACGACAATATACGCGATGTTCTGCATAGCATGTATCTTGACGCAACAGACATAGTATTTGGAGAGAAGCTAGACGACATCTTTCAGGTTGTGGAATTACCCGAAGGTCAGAAGCGATTTGGTATTGAATTACAAACGAACGATATGATGGATGAACTGCTGTCGACTATACCCAATAGTAAACGAACAAAGGAGGTTCTGAATAACATTCATATCCTGATCGAGCGTTTCAAGCAACTGAGATCGCGCTTCTCCAAATATGACGACAATTCAAATGTAACTGGATTTTTAGAAGTCGGAGCCCTACACAAGCCTCTCATTGAGAAGATGCGCAATCTGAACACCAAATTACAGTGGATCATACCAGTTATCACGCAAAGACGCAAGATCTATTCGGGCGTAGATCTTGACGACGATTCATATGCTGATGTGATACCCACTAATCTAGCAACCGAGTTGTCGTCGCAACAAGAATTATTCAAGCAATACAAGCAGAATGGTAAATATACGCAGTTATATGCCAACATGGATACTTATAATACCCCGATTGAAACTATACCTGACCCAGCCAACTTTTCTGTTATCGCATCAAATCAAGAAGTTTTGGCGAACTTGGAAGCCGTAATCGACAATTTCGATGATTTCTCGAGTACAATTTCTAAAACAACTCGGAAGAAGAACAAGGAGCATACCTTCATGAGTCAGCGAAAGTTTGTTATCCAGAGGTACAACCTAGGGCTGAATCAGAAAGAAAAAGTGTTACTCAAGTCAGGGAAAAACATTTTCATAAATTCCAAAATGACACCGAATGATCGAATGACTGTCAAATCGCTTATCGTTTTCCCCGAATCCGTTATGAAGTTCTCTCAGATAGACTTGCCAGGAACGAATATACTGACCCGCGTTAATTTACATCAGAATTACATATCTCTCTTCCGATTATTAAAACAGAAACGAGAGATATCCACGCATGTGATTGATAACCTTGAACAAGAGATACAATACGACGACGAAAAGAATGAGGATTCGGACGTAAATTTTATGAAAAATATCAAGGAGTATTCTCTCGATCCCAAGTTCGAAAATGATCCGGCCAGATTCGATAAGTTTCTGCGCGTTATGATACCGAAAACTCGCGTAGTTTTCCGAATTATGCGTAAATACATACACAACAAGTATTCCTTCGTGCAGATTGTAAAGGAACTTGAGCCGTTTATGATATACAGCAGTGACATAACGTATAAACAACATGATGAAATCAGATATTACATCAAGCAACAGATAGTGGAGTTTAACAAGAAGTACCAAGAGAAATTAAATGCCATGCACGGGCTTCGCAACATATCATTCCGCTTGCCATATGTCGAATCTAATCGCATCGAGCATATATTATCAGGTGATGAAAAGGAAATGATGAGAGATGGATACAGGAGGAAAAACAAGGAAATAAACCAAAATACTGGTATACTGACAGAGGCTACTAGTGAAACACTATTTGACATACTCAATAAGGACGGTGCGGTTCTGCTCTCCGATATCATAACTGCCACTACCATCAAAACTCTCGTGAACCCGTCTAATCTCCTATCTGCATTTGAACCTGCAATCATCGACGACGATAACGCAGTGAAGCCGAGAGATTGTATCAAGAGATTTCTGACAAAGCGATATACGAGTATGAAGGATTTACAGTCTGATAACAATGTGGATGAAATATTCTACGACGCGGATCTAGACGACACTCCATACGAACTAATGAAACTGTACGCGAAGGAGTCGAAATTGATGCCACCGAATGTATTCACGGAGTTTTTAGTGGAATCGCTCGTTCGAAAGCATAATGCAAGCGCGGATTATGCAACTGAGCTCGCACAGACATTGATTGCAGGAAAGAAACAGGTTCGAGACGGTGAATATGCGATATTGTCGATCCAACCCAAATTACCAGCAAATGTCGATGAAAATAAATTGACCGCGAAAGAGAAGCAGGCGCTAGCGATAGAGGCAAAGGCTATGGAGAAACTTGGATACTACCATCGTGTTAAGAAACACTGGGTTCACGATCAGAGTATCAGCGATGAAGCATTCATCGACACCAATACCTTATTCTGCAATATTCGCGCGGACTGTTTTAAAAATCAGAGTAATAGCGCATGCGATTCGACGGCAGATGCTAAAAAGCGCCTGACTGAGCTAACCAAAGCAAGAATGGTGAAGGAATTCGAAAATCGCGTGGATCTATCAATAGAGCAACTGGATACTAAAATAAAAGCGGAACTGTCGAAAGACTTCCGTCGCATTGGTCGCGAGACAATGTTGCGTGATATACGTATGCAACGTTTCTCGAATTATGCATATGAGCTGGGAAAAACCGTAATTGACGATGAACTATCGGGATCACCACATAACAAACTCCGCGATTCTATTCTCGGACAAGACGACTTCACCAAAAAGCAAACGGACATATTGAGATTCGTGGAGCTAGTTTGCAGAGAACCGCTACCAGACGCCAAGGAAGACGAGCATTGGTTATATTGTAAAGATACAAATACGAAATTACTGCCCATGTTTTATCAGCAATTAGCAGTTGCGTTCATATTGGATGCAGATTACACCAAGAAACTAGACCTGATATGTGCACACCAGGGAGTATTGAGCGACGATGCTATAGTCGACAAATACAGCGGGTATGTGATTCGCAAGCTCGACATGGTAACGGAAGAAGGATTCAACGAAGAAGGGTTCCGGATTATTACACACGAAGTGATGGACAAGGATCTCGATTTGAAAATTGCCGATCTATTTTCCAAGAAGCCTGCGCCACTGTTTGAAAATGCCACAAATGAATCCGTTTATAATATTGCCAATGCAATATGTTCTAACATGGGAATACCCACAGACTCTGTACAAGAATTCGTTATGCGCGTTACTCTGGAGCTAATGGAGAAGAATATCCAGAGTCAGTCTAAATACGAGGAGAACGTCAGACTTCAAGAGAAAAAGAAAGGCGATGGCGTTAAAATGATATCCTATGAAATATATCGTAATCGATTCATATTCTGGTTGATCGCATCCTCTATTCTAGTGGCCATACAAACTGCTGTACCGTCCTTTCGAGTAAAGAAGACTTTCCCTGGCTGTGTTCGATCATTCAGTGGATATCCTCTCGAGGGTGGCGTGGAAGACATTACCGGTATCAAATATATTGCATGTGTTATGCACAAGATGAAGAGCTCGGTTGTGCCATGGAATTCGATTGAAAAACTCGACGTAAATATATATGTTTCGAAGATACGTGAGGCCCTAGAGAAGTTTATAGTGAACACGCGACCCGATATAATGGACATGTACCTACGAAAGCGCGAATATATAACAGAGCATCCCAACAGTTTGGTTCCAGAAGAACACAGTGTCGATAAATGGCGATCCTTCCTGCCTCCTGTTGTGCCGTTTAAGATGATCGGTCTCCAAACAATCTCAAAAGATTTCGAGAGGGATTTCCTCGACACAATGACAAAAGGCCACAAGGATCAACATAAGTACTTGAGCATAGTCAAGATGAAGTGCACACAACACGGATATGGTATTATAGAATTGATAAATCGCATTGTAAAGACGAAAGACCCGGTATTGAAAACGGCAAGCAAGGATCCGTTCCTCGAAAACGCCTGTTGTAATGAATCGCAGATTTCTCGTCCGATGGATTATTTCATACAGGATGACGCGACAATACAGCAATACATGAATGTTGCAAATAACTTGGCTGAACTTATTGCGGAAACCAAGAATTACACCCGACCCTCGCTGTTATATCACCCCGACTTTACTGGTGTTCTTTATCCATCGACATCCGATAATATCACCGAGGAACACGTTTATAATTCGTATATGCACTATTGCAACTTCGACAATGATCTTCCCATACCCTATGAATTTACCTCAGTGTGTGCGGAAAAACCGGTAGGATTTCCTGTAAAGTCATCTTTATTGGATAAGATTGAATTTCTGAAGAAGAACGGGAAACGATATACGCGCGCGGATTTAGATAAACTGATGACATTAGTTCACAATAACAATCTCTTGCACCCTACCGAGTCAAAGGCATTCTCTCAAACTGATGTTATATTTGACATTCTAGATGACTTAGATCGCAAGGCATCTACTGTAATAGAGAGCAAGTTTCGCGAGCATTTGCGTGCAGTAATAAGTTCGTACAATCCGAAAGTCATGGTGGTTGAAGAACGCAGGGAACTGATCGGATTCAAAAATTACCTCGCTAGATCCAACGAGAAGATGTTTTACGAGATCGCAAAGTTCTTCGATCAGCATGGAAACATGACTGATAAGGAATACGAGAAGTTTCAGGATTTTTTACTGAATGTTACGACAACCAATTTGAAGGACAGCGATGCATTATATTCAGTCACAAATTTCGTGAAAAACTCGATATATTCGATGACCAAGGTATTCCCCGAGATGATATTAAACGGAAACATATACGAAAAATTGCCGGAACACTGGAAACTGTCGTCAATCCATTATGGTGACTTAACTCGCAAGATAGACGCATTCTGGGGGAGATTAAAGGAGTTTCACGGGGATATCATACTGGCCGAGGTATTGCGCGAAATTCAGGTTCATTCGGCAGACATTCTCGTATTGATCCGAGAGTTACCGGTCTATATGCCAATCGTTAAGGGAGAACACACATATTACTCGCTGTTTGACAATGAGTCCATAAACATGTTATATGTGTATTTGTGGTATTCGATGATTTACGAATATATAGTATGTGCGAACAACCCAGATCTGTTACGCGCCGATGTCGAGGAGAAGAAGGGCGATCGTCGTAAGGGTATTGTAGACGCTGAAAATGTCGCAGATCAATCTGTCGGATTGGGAGATTTATCAGATGCATTGGAGGTCGATATTCAGATAGGTAATATAGAGGATCTCAAAACACGCACCGCAGGTTTATTGAAGATGTTACTGGGAATAGAGAGTGACAACAAACAGGTCATACTATCCTACGAAGAAATATCCAAGAAGATACGGAAAGAGAGGAACATAGAGAAAGGCAAGATAATAGACTATTTAGGAAAAATGGACAAGGACGAACGCATGATTGAAGACATGTTCAAACGGTACAAAATGGGACGTTGGAATGTCGGGTTACAAAAGGGTCTGGTGCACTATGACGAGAAAACATATGACAGGGAGCGCATGGAACAGGAAGAAGTCGGCATAGTAATCGATGCCGAAGAAGATGGCATGGATATTGATCAAATGGATCAGGCTACTCAGCGCGAAATGAAGAGCGCACATGAAGTGGAAGACAGAGATATTTCACAGTTTGGTGCGGGTTACCTAGACGGCGATTATTACGGTGATGATCGCGAAGAGGATGATGAGGGATTATAAAATTATAATAATATATACATAATTTTATAATATATGTTTCTAAATAAAAAACTAGTACGATTGAATAAGGTTTTATTTGCGGTTCTGCTATTTGTGAGTGTATTCACAGTGATACATCTGAACAAGCCACTTTTAATGTACAGTGAGGATGGTGGATTTCGCCCATTTGGCGTTGGATATAAGCACAAAACGGTTATTCCAATCTGGGTGGCATCAATAATACTAGCCATTTTCTCATATTTAGCGGTTTTAGTATATGTAAATAGCTAATATTGACTAAAAAATGATGGAGGCACCTATAGTAGCGGATACTAAAGATGTAAAGACAATAATGAAATGTCCGGTACTGTACTTATAGAGGCAAAGCTTGAACAGGTCACTTACATTCTGTTTTGCCTGGCCAGGAGTGCCAGTTGTTCCAGGTAAAGCTATATCAAGGTATACCTTATAGTCGTTGAATAACTTCTTGAATTTTTCGCGGTCGATAAATAACCCTTTAGCTTTCGATGTATCATGTTCATATTTAAAGAAACCATTGTTTAGATCAAATACCGGCAAAATATATTCCATTGGAAACACATGTGTCGCATCGAGCGGGTTTGGAAAACACGTGGATTTAAATTCATTTACCAATCTGCCGAACTCGTCAAAGAATGGCACTATCATCAATCCAAACCGATTACCCAGTTTATTTATCAGATACTGTCCCGGTGGAGTCTCCAATACGAAAAATGTGAATATTACAGCGATAAATGATAGGCTCGACCGTCTAAATATATTAAGAGTTTGTGTCGGATCCGAAATCAGATTAAGGCTGACGAAAACTCCCCACAGTACAACTGCCAGAGTTGCGAAACCCAGGCGCAAAGTAGAACTTGGTGTGGACGTGAGAATACTCGATATAACCATGTAATCAACAATATGATAACCAAGTGCCATAATAACGAAACAGCCAATAAGGACGAGTGGGATAACAATAAACTTAACATTTTTGTTCTTAGTTGAGCTGGTGGTTCCATCAACTCCTTCAATCACAGTCTCTTTTTCCTCTTTTTCTTTTTCATTCTCTAGTTCCGGCTTCTTATTAAATAATGCGAACGGATTCGGCAAAGTGTTCATATATATTACATTTGTAAAAAAATTACATTTTTTTTCACATTACTCAGTATATGGAATATCCGAGGCTAATTGAACCAAACGTTAAAAATTATCTATATAGTACTCTACAACAGTGTCACGATAAGAAAGAAGTGATATACGGATGGTTGTTCAATACATCCATATTCATAGTGATCGTCGTTGTAGTTGGATCTGTACTCTATTTTTGTAGAAAGAGTAAACTAACGCCCTATGAACTGAGCGAAAAACAACGCAAAGAGCAAGAATATATTGTATCAAAGATACGCCAATATCAGTCAGTTAAAAAGGACGGATTTATTACCAATCTTCCCGGGATATCGGTCACTTAAAAAATATGAACGTAATCTATAGAAAATAAATGAGCGTTATCCAGGAACAGAGAGAATCCATATTGAAAAACAATAATACGGCACAAACCACCCTTTTAGATATACTCAAGGACATCAAGCCTGACATTGTCGAACTCAACATTAAAACCCCATTGCAGGGAGAATTAGATCTCTCGGTTTTGTCGGATGCGAATTTAGACAGACTTACCACCATTATTTTAGGTGAAGGTGAAATCACTGGGATTCAGAACATTCCGCGACGTATAAGTAAACTCATATGCTCGAAAAACTTGCTGATTGAATTGACTGACCTTCCGGGAGGTCTCCTGTATTTAGACTGTGCACACAACTATTTGACTGAATTAGATCTCTCCAAAGTCGCCTATATTGAGGAGGTACATTGCGAGGACAACAAGATAACCGGTTTCGACATACTTCCAACCAGCCTAAAGGCCTTGTATTGCGATAAAAACGAACTCAAGCAACTGAATCTAAAAGGGCTCGTGAATTTGAGAACACTGCACATTTCAAATAACCCACTCGTAATCGTCAGTAATCTACCAGAAACCATACACGATTTCGTCTCGGAAAATAACCCTATTCAGATGATCACTGATGTAGATGATGGCGAGGTCGAGTCGCCCGATAAGAAGATCGATTATATAGAGGCACTAAACGATTATTTCAAACTGAAGTCGGAGTACGAGCAGAAACTGAGAGAAAAACGAAGGAAAGAGTACACTAAAGGTAACGACAAGAAGGATAAGATGCGCAGAGTGTCCGCCATAAAACCCAAATGTATCAACTGCCACCGTCCAGTCGGAACTATTTTTGCCACCGATGCGAATGGATATACCGCGATATGTGGCGACAAAAACTCGCCATGTAAATTAAACATCAAGCTTCTTCGCGGGAACTTCGAACAGCACGAGTCGATATTGACCGAATTCAAGGCGTCAATTGACGATGTGAAGGAGCGCATAATTAAACTTAAGATGTTCACTCTTTTCAACTACGTGTCTGAGGCTACGTCGAGTAAACAGTTCAAGAAGGAGTTGGATGAATACAATACATTTAGTGCTGTATACAAAGATGAACTTCATAAATACAACGAATTGTATAACAGCTCCCATAAACCCGACCTCATTCGATCTAAATCTAGCGCGATTCATCAAATCCAGTTGACGATTCGAAAGTTGCTCGATGATTACGAAAAGACCGAAAATAGCGAGTTGCTGAAGACGGCGATCTACACATATAAGACGGATCTTATGCCCGAAATTGCGAATCTTAGTCGATTCAAATATGATATAATGGAGATGAATAATAATGAGGTCGAATCTGTGCTATTCCAATCGGAGGTCGCGCTCTCCAAAAGCGAGTATATTTACGGCGAACACCCGAGTGTGGATAAATATGTGATAAACTAGACACAAATTATATATTTTATTTGTCTATAATATATAATGACGCCTATATGGATGCTTATAATATTGATATTGGTTTTGATATGGGCGTCTATGTATGGCTCGACAGAGATAGAGGGATTCGACAAAACATCGCAAGTTTTGGAAATACTGCTAAGATTTGCGATATATGTACGCGATAATCCAGATATAAAACCATTCGTTGATAAAAATAAGAGTTATATTGACTATTTCATAAAAGATACGTCGGAACTCATATCAGAACTTTCCCAAACCACTGATACACAAGAAGTATCAATTGATGATATTTCATCAGTATTTTACCAGACAGAACAAGAGATTAAAAAAATAAGTCCCGAAACGTTGAGTTTTAGTATTAAGCCGACGCCTCGAGAGACCGTTCTAATAATTATATCCCGGGATATATTTTACTTAAAACAGCTCGCAAAAGAGGTTCCGAAATCTATTTTTGATAAGTTCGTTAATATAAAGGTGAATACGTTCAGTGGGCTTATTCTAAGTTCAAGTGACTTGGTTGCTCTAATTAAAAAAGGAGATCCAATGTTAAGTATGGAAAGTGACTCTTTCACTACCATTGGACAGCAGTATATACGAGACCTTATTAAATTAGCTCCGGGTGCTATTAGACTACTTCCGCCAGGAACGTCTCCAATCACATCACCGATCACTCCTTCTCCGAATGATGGCGTTGATCATAGCGCCGATAGCGTTAATTATACTCCTCCGAATAGTGAAATACCTCCAAATGATGGGGTTGAAGAATCGCCCATAGAGAATGAGGTCAGTTATACACCTCCCGTTGTATCGACTACACCCCCCGCTGTATCGACTACACCTCCCGTTGTATCGACTACACCCCCCGCTGTATCTACTACACCCCCCGTTGTATCGACTACACCTAGTCAAGATACCACTCCCAAGTCGGAAGTTGAATACAGGAACCGAGCAGGTTTTGTAATGAAATTAGGTGAAGGTGCATACAGCGATACGTATTATTGCAGTCAAGTTTTAGGACAATTAAAGATACCCCGTTCCGATGGGCAATGCGGTCCGTTCGGTGGTCCTCAATGCCCCGATTGTAAGGGATATACTATACAAAATCCTTCTAGTAAAAAAACTATTACTATTACTGCTAATAGTAGCACCAATGTACAGCCGGATGGTAACCTCAAATATTACAGTTTGTATTGGAATGCCGATGGTCAATCTCAAGACTATAATTCTAATGCAAAAATTGTCACTAGTGACTGCCCGGAATGCGTCGATAAATCTACCGGTGCGTGTATAAATTGTGGTGGAAGTGGTGGTTCTGGAACTCTAGGATCAAATGGAAAATCCATTGTTCCAAAACTAAAAAACATCGGGTCAAATGTAACAGGTCTTGTAAAGGATACCGTTTCTGGCGGAGTTGGATTAGCTAGAGAGACAGTGACTGGCGGTGTTGGATTAGCTAAGGAGACAGTGACTGGCGGTGTTGGATTAGCGAGAGATACAGTAACTGGCGGAGTTGGATTAGCGAGGGAGACAGTGACTGGCGGGGTAGATTTACTGAAAGAGGCTGTATCTGGAACTAAAAGTATATTTACATCGAATAAAACAGGCCCCAGTAATCCATATACATACAACGGCACTTTATCTGATAAAGGTACGTCAAACTTTATTCCACTCACGGCGGATTTCAGTGCATTTGGGAGATAATCTAATATATAAAAGTTATATTCATTTTTATATATTTGAATTGAAGAGGTTTGGGTAACACCAAAGTCAAAGGGAGGGGATAACACTAGTAGCAAGGGAGAGGGTAACACCAAAGTCAAAGGGAGAACCGTAGGTTCTCTGATTTATTCGCATCCATTAAAATTAGAAACACCGTCCCATGATATGCCATTCTTATTAGCCCATTCACGCTGTAAGCAAACCGTGGCAGCCGGCATCATTTTAACTCCCCAGCCACTAGCTCCAATGTTCTTAGCCGGATCACTCAGGGTAATCAGATCCTTATTAGGATAATTCAACTTTTTCATTGTACCCACTGTTCCGCGATTTGCAGCGCCTCCGCTTGTGCATGTCGTAAATTGTATGGGACTATCCGATTTAGTATTATCGACTCTAGTCTCACTGTAAGTCCATCCATCGGGACACTGTTGAGAAATAGGAGGAAACATTTGAGATTTGACATCAGTCTTAATCATGGATCCAACATACGCTAAAAATCCAATTAAAACGACTATGGCAATAGCAAGAACTACAGTACGAAAAGTGTCCATATATAATTACTAAATATAATTATGAAAAGGTTTGAATAATACAAATAAAAATAAACCAATACTGTATATAAGTATGTATGCCTCAATCACAAACGATAGACCAGACAAAATCCTCAATTTAGAAAAACACAACGGACGCATCAACATCATTCAACCGCCGAACATGGAGATTCAGTTCAAAATGACAGAAAAGATTATGGTTGCAAATAAGGCATCGAGTTATCACGATGCTATGAATGGTCTCCTAGAAGACAATATGTTGTCTCGCGTATTCTTCTCGGAAGGCAATATTCAAATTATACAGAACGGTCTGCGTGCAGGTGTTTATAAAATGTCCGACGACAAATATGTTATTCCGAATCAAAATATCAACAATCTGAAGATAATCATGCGATCTACCTATTTACAGCACGCAGAACACAGAAACGAGAATGTTACCAAACAAGTGGAACGCCTAAATAAGATCGTATTGGATTATTGTATTCCCAGCGTTTACAACGAGGCTATAGGATACGAGAGATATTGCAGGGATCAGAGTAGTTTAGTCGTACCTCTCGAACATCCGCAACACCACGATCGCAAATATAAACAGCTCGAATTAAAGCCGTGGGTGTAAATATAGTAACTGATCGTATAAAAAAATTATTCGTGTATTAATATAGGTAATGTTTCTGGAAACGATCGAAGAAGAAGATGAATCTGCGATAGAATCTTGTTGGACACCAATCATCGCGTATATGTGGAGTTTTTTTGAATTCGATTTTGACGAATATGTGTCATCTAGATCCCTGGTTTTTTAGAGGTTCTCACCTAAAACAATATAGAATGTATATATTGTTTTACAAATATAAATGGATACACTCGGAGTACTACTCATGGTTAAGAACGAAGAGGCGAGTATATCAATGACAATCGACTCCACCAAGGACTATATTAAACACGTAATCGTATATGATACTGGTAGTACTGACAAAACCATCGAAATTATTCGAGAGACTTGCAATAGAAACAATCGGACGCTCCATTTGAAACAGGGGACCTTCGAAGGATTCCCAGAGAGTCGCAATGTGAGTCTGGATTTTGCAGAGTCCGTTCCCGTGAAATTCCTATTACTAATGGACGCCGGTGACGAATTTAGATGTGACTTTAACCCGGCAGTTCTTATGAAAAACATAGATAGCTTTACTGGTAATGTTGGTGCAGTAAGACAAGTATGGAATAACGAACATCATGTGGATATTCGACTTATTCGCAACCGCAGTGGAATGCGATACAATCTGGATTATCCAGTCCATGAACAAATTAATATTATCGGAACAGTCGGATATTTCGCATCAATGTTTTATCTGTATCAATGCCGTATAACTCACGGCGGATCTACGGAAAAACGCTATGTTAGAGATATTGAACTGTTACTGAAAGCCAAGCCGTGTAAACGCAACTATTTTTTCTTGGCACAGAGCTACATGAGCATCAACGACTACCGCAATGGATACAAATACAACATTATGGCTATCGGACAGCGCGACGATGACGGTGACGACTCAACAAGTTATTCGAGAGCCGGTTTTTGCGCTATCCAATGTGGCATGTCCGAACAGATAATCAAACACAATCTATTGACGTCGATCAAGATGACCGACGACCCGGTTATAGACTCATATATTTATCTACTCGACTACTACATGAAGAATTCAATGACAGATAAGGCGATTGAATATATTGATGATATTGCGCGTATGACCGTACCTAAATCAAACAAGACTGTGGATTATGATTTCTATGACTATAAACGGTGGTATTTAATAAGCGTTGTATGTCTCATGGCGAACCGCGAATTGGAAAAGGGATATGAGGCACTAAAAAAAATTATTCATTTTGGTAAATCACATGATGTTTCTAATTTGGCCGTTTATCAGAGGTTGTTGGGAGTATCTACGCAGTCTTTTTAGTGGCGGACTTGGATCCGGCTTTGATCTTGATCTTGTTTCCTCCGGCAGTACTTCCTGCCTGGATCTGTTCCCGCTTCACCTTATACGCATCATATTCTCGCTCCAGTGTATTTAGCTCGCTCGTCCACATCTGCGCCAGGCTAGTCGCCAGCAATACGTCCAGTTCCGTCTGCGCCGAGTCGCGCTCCGCAATAATATGCGCGACATTCTCCTCTGTCACCGAGTCCATCGGCATCTTGATCAAGTACTTGAAATCGCCGTCGAAGGTGGCATATTTGCGCCCAGTCAATAATTCGCTCACCTGGGGCGCCGTCTTCTTACGCAGGTCCACGTGTCCCGACAGCGTCTCCTGAATATACTTGGCCTTGTTCGTCAGCTTCAATAGCCGACTACGCAGTTCTTTCTCCATATGTGCCTTTCGCTTCTCGTACATCCCCATACGCACACCATAAAATGCGTCGATAATATCCTCGACTGTCGCGTATTTATTCAGCCGGCAATCTGAATCGAATAAATGCATATTCGTTCCACTGATCGTTGTCGACAACTTCAGTAACTTATCTACTCCACCGTCACGCTCATATTCCACCAGTTTTCCCGAGGGAAACGTAATTGTAAAATCGATAGATACCTCTGTACACATTGATACGAAATCCTTGATGATCGGGGGCGTCTTCTTCCCGTCCTTGGAAACCCCGCCATCCATCAACGTCTCCAGAAACGTCGTGTAAGGCATCGTCCACGTTCCCACCGGCAGTTCCGTAATCCGGATCTTATCCGGGCCTAGGTGTACATATGTGCCCTTGATCGTAAATCGATTTTCGTCACTCTGTGCGATCGTCCCCTTGAATCCCTCATAATAGGGAACAAAGGGCTCCGTGTATGCCTGATTCGCCAGCTTTGCCTTCAAATACGCGATCACCTGCTTTGGGCTGTACGACGGAATGCTCGACGAAAATCCAGTGCCGATCCCCGATATCCCATTGATGAGAGCGAGTGGAATAATCGGCACATAATATTCAGGCTCCACCATAGTCCCGTCGTCATTCAGATACGTCAACACCGCATCATCCAGCTCAGGAAATATCTTACGTGTGAGTTGACCGAGCTGGGTAAAGATATACCTCTCACTCGCCGAGTCATCGCCACCATTGAGTCGCGTACCAAACTGTCCATTTGGTTCCAATAGATTGATGTTATTGGATCCCACATAGTTCTGCGCTAGGTTGATAATAGCGCCATTCAGCGATTGTTCGCCGTGGTGATATGAGCTGTGTTCGGAGACATACCCCGAAAATTGCGCTACCTTGATTTCCGAAGTGAGCCGGCGCTTGAATGCTGCAAACAGGATCTTGCGCTGGGATATCTTGAGACCGTCCACCATGTTCGGAATCGAACGAGCACAATCGTAGGTGCTAAAGTGAATCATTTCATTGTTGATAAACTCCTCGTAATTCACATTTTGTCGACTAGTGTCCAGATATGCGTTCTTATCGTATGCCTCCAACCACGTCTTTCGGTCATTCGCGCGTTTCTTATTGAAAATCTTGTCGATTGTATCGTCACTTTGCGTGCCAGTGTATACGAAATTTACCACCTTTTTGTTTGCAAAATACTCCTTGAATTCTGCCGAGGTCGATGTTCCTAGACCCTTAAAATACTTGATTGTCCACGTCGACACTGATGGACCGATGGAATCCTTCCACGTCTGATATTCACCGTCGTTATAGAACAATAGTGTATTTGCCCCCTTCTTCGCACGCAAAATCGGGGTGTTCATAAACGAAAGGAACCCCGGGATCTTGACGAGTGACGCCCACTCGCTGTGAAACAGATTGATGAGAAGACCCTTGATATGCGACCCGTCCGTATCCTGATCTGCCAAAATCATAATCTTGCTATACCGCAGACTCTTATTTACGTCATCCATTGAACTGTATTCTTTGCCGTTTTCCAGCCCCATGATCTTTTTGAGATCGGTGATCTCCTTGTTTTCGGCGACCTTCTTTACCGCTTCACCTCGCACATTCAACGGCTTACCCTTCAGAGGATAAATGCCATAATGGTCGCGATCCTCGGGTCTCAATCCCGATACAACACCCGCCGATGCGCTCAATCCCTCGCACAAAATCAGAGTACACTCGTTTGACTTGGCAGTACCGCTCAAGTTCGCGTCGATCAGATTGGCGATTCCGCGGATTGTCTTCGTCTTGGATCCGTCCGTCTTCTTGGCAACATTCTTGTTTTCCTTGGCTTCCGTGAGCGAGCATGCGACATCCATCACACCCATCTTCGCCACATCCTCAATGAACTTGTCGCCGACCGTACAAGAAGAACCGAAATTGGCCGATGGAGTATTCATACAATCTTTGGTCTGGCTATCGAACGACGGGTTCTCAATATCGCACCTCAAGAACAGGATCAGCTGTTCCTTAATCGAATTCTGATTGACAGTGATCTTCTTCTTCTTCTCGATATATGCACACAACTTGCGTGTGATTTGCCCCATAATGTAGTCTACGTGTTTTCCGTTCTTGAACGTGCAAATACCATTGACGAAGCTCACTGCGACAAACTCGTGTGTTGGCGACAGAGCCACTGCATATTCCCAGCGTTCGTCATGTGCCTCGTAAACGCGCTTGGCGACATCCTTCGTCCCGATATATCGGTCGATGTACTGCTGGAAATTCTTCACCGGTATAGCCTCGCCATTGTACTTGACTGTTACCTTTTTCACCGAATGATCGGTGGTGGCTGCAATATCGAATGCGCGCTTCTTCAGTAGGGCGCACATGTCCGAGGTGAGTCCATTGGGCATGCCGAACCTCTGGAAATCAGGACGAAATGTGATCTTGGTATACGGCTTTTGCGTCTTTACCTTTGTAATGGTCGGCGTACAAATTTCCGACAGATTATTCTTGAACTCCTGTTCGTACTTGAGCCCGCGCACATGATCGACCGTCTCGATTTTCGCGTATGTTGACCATATGAAGGCCAGCTTGATTCCGAAACCGTTCTTCCCACCCACAATCTTTTTCTCGTTCTTGTTGTAATTTGTCGACGTCATCAGGTGTCCGAAAATCAGCTCGGGAATCCAAATGTTATTTTCCGGGTGCTTCGCAATGTCAATGCCATTCCCGTCGTTTTCCATAGTAATCGAACCGTCCTCTGATACTGTGATGCTGATTCCCGTCACGAACTTCTTGTCCAATAACGGAGAATGAATCATGCGAATAACTTGGTCGCGACAATTGACGCCCGCCTCATCATAAATCTTATAAAGGCCCGGATTGTACTCGATGTTACGCAATACGATTTGTCCTGTCGAGTCGTCCCATACCCACATCATCGCGTCGATAGGTACTACGGGTCCGATATACATCTCGGGAGCATCCTTAATATGCTGGATCTGGGTCTTTTGCTGGTAAATTAGTGCGAGATCGGTCATTGTGTGGGTTAGTGTATATTATATAGGAATTGTATTAAATGGTTTCAATTTTTACAAAAATGGCCGGTTGATATATAGACTCATAAAAAATGACAACCATTACAGTTGTAAACTCTGGTACTGGTTCATATACCATTAATGGCATAGAGTCAAATCCTACAATCTCATTGGTTCGCGGAAACACATACAATTTAGTGATAAATGCAAGCGGACATCCTTTCTGGATTCAAACTGTTTCTGGTGCATACAGTAGTGATAATATCTATAGTTCGGGTGTAACTAATAATGGAAGTCAAACCGATACTATTACATTTGTAGTTCCAAATGATGCACCAAACACATTATATTACGCATGTGAATTCCATTCAAGTATGCAAGGAATGATAACAATTACAGATTTAACATCTCCAACCATCACCAATTTTAGCATTCCAATCCTGACTTATTCGAATGGAGCCACTTTTACAATCTTTCAACCGACTTCGAACAGTGCCGGTGAATTTTCGTATGCTAGTTCTGATACAAACATAGCGACCGTATCTGGTTCTATTATTACTATTTTGCAAGCAGGAACTACTACAATTACTGCCACCCAATCGGCGAATGGAATTTATACGTCTGGCACCGCAACCGCAACACTAACTATTCAAGAACCCCCGACCATTACTAATTTTAGCATTCCAGCCCAAACTTATTCGAATGGAGCCACTTTTACAATAACTCAACCGACTTCGAACAGTGCCGGTGCATTTTCGTATGCTAGTTCTAATACGAGCATAGCAACTATATCTGGTTCTATTGTTACTATTTTACAAGTAGGGACTGTTACAATTACTGCAACACAATCGGCGAGTGGCATCTATACATCCAGTACCGCAACTGCAACACTAACTATTAATAGCGGGGCACCAACCATCACTAATTTTAGTATTCCAAACCAGATTTATTCTAATGGTGGCACTTTTACAATAACTCCGCCTACTTCGAACAGTGCCGGTGCATTTTCGTATGCTAGTTCTGATACGAACATAGCAACTGTAGCTGGTTCTATTGTTACTATTTTACAAGTAGGGACTGTTACAATTACTGCCACTCAATCCGCGAATGGCAATTTTACATCTGGTACTATAACCGCAACACTAACTATCAACGAACCTAAATATGATGGGAATATCATAGCTAAATATTGTGCGAAGTCGACGTGTGAGAAGTCATTGGTGCAGAAGGACACAAAACGAGCCGATACGTCCGGAAATAGTACACAGATTTCTAAGGCAATGCGTTATTCTCAGTATGTTCGCAAAACTCGATAATAATAGTTTAGCGATTTTTTTGTCACAGTATATTATATACTACTATGACGAACCGACCTACACGCGGTGATGATGGCAAATATGAAGTTAAGGGAACGAAATATGAGGAGCTTTTCGGGTCCAGGATCCAGGTTCTCAGGAAGAAGGCGTACAAGACCGCTGGTGGACTCACGGCGAGTGATTTGATGATGAACAAGCACGGACGCGTTGTTTCCGTGTTGAAACATAAGACGGCCAAGAAGGAGAAGCGCCTTCAGAAGGCCGGGTATTTCACCAAGAAGGGGAAATTCGGCGCGGTCAAGAAGCCCGTCTCAGCCTCTACTCGCAAGAATCGCAAGTAAATAATTATTACTATATATATAATTATTTATACTGAACATATACTATAGTAATGAGTAGAAGACGCTCTGGATTAGCAAATCACCGCCGTCAATACGAGTACGATTGTTCACCGGGTATATTCAGTATACTCAGTGGGCCTGGATCACCATATACCAGCGAGATTCTGACACAAATCGATATACCAGGTGCAATAACTGATGTAGGAACATCGCCATTAGGTCTCGACGATGGTCTAGTACCTATTCCGATGGGTGGTATGAATTTCTATTTCTTCGGTACAAACTACCTGGATAATTTGTTTTGGGGGTCAAACAATGCGATCATATTCGGTTCAATCTCGGCAAATACCTCATTGAATATATCTAGTGGTGATGGACAAGCAATATTACTGGGTAACTATGATAGAGTCTTGAAAACCTTCAGCTATTCGAATAAGACGACATCCGATTACTCGATGCTTACATTCTATGTTACATTTTATAATTATTTTACCGATACTATTTCATCCCCATCGTATCAATATAAAATTCGAATGATCAAAGAAAGGAATGGTGCACAGCGACAATTTGTCGAAGTTTATGTGATATCTAGTCCACCCAGTACCGGGTATTCAACCGCCATAGTAACCTATCCGTCTGGCGCTACGGATTCTAATGGGAATACAATCGATCCTACCAAAAATTCGCCGTATAACATTACAGAGGGTTTCAACATGATGGCGACAGGAGGTTCGTCAACCAGTTTTTTGAATCCATGCGGTTCGACATTTTCTCTTACAAGTCCGCCCGCCGGAACATCATTTGTGTTTTCAAGCGATTCTACCGGTAGTACATGGGTCTTTACTAATAATGCATACGTAAACGTCTAACTATATTCATATGTCTATACACCAACCAACAATCATATGACTGAAATTATATTTATACCAACCTATTATATATGGGTGCTGGAGTTCTACCTGCTACATTGCGAAAGGGCAAACTGTGGTTTTTATTCGGCAAGGAGAATCAGTTTGAGACCTCTGCTCCCGGATTCTCCGATTTTGGAGGAGGATCAGAAGGCGACGAGACTGCGATTCAAACCGCTATTCGCGAGGGAGGCGAGGAAATGACGGGCTTTCTCGGTACAAATGACGAACTAGACAGGATGTTAAAAAAACACGGAACATATGAGATTGACTTTGTAGAGGGTAAATACAAGACATTTATTTTCCCAATGGCGTACGACCCCTATTTAGAGAGATACTACAATAATAATCAGAAATTCATACAGAAACGGTTGGACCCCGAGGTGATCAAGACCTCGAAGATATTCGAAAAGGCCGAGATTCGCTGGATATGCATCGACGAGTTCTCTCGAATGAGGTCGAAGTTCCGTCCGTTTTATTTGAACGTGATCGATACAATTATTCGTGAGCAAACAAGCATTAAGACCTTTCTTAGAAAATCACAGAAGGGCACTCGGAAGAATCGAGAGTAGGAGGGGGGTGGGGGGGGGGGGTCAAATAGTCGTTTTGGGTTTTAAAAAAGTTTTTTGAAAGTTGGACATTTATAAATGTCCAATTTTGATTTGGTGGAAAAGGATTCCAAAATCCGTTTTTTGAGAAAATTGAGTTGTTAGCATAATGCTTTGAATCTCGTTTTTCTGAAAATGAGTTGTCAGCATAACAATTTTGTATATTATAATTATATTTGCTACTTTCTTTTGTTTAGTAATAGTAGGAACAAACAAATGTATTCACACGATAACACAAAAACAACATTTAGATGTGAATTATGTAACTATACATGCTCTAAAAAGTTTAATCTTGATAAGCACAATACTACGAAAAAACACAAAAATGTTTCAGGTTTAATCCTATCAAATGAAAAAGAGCCGAATTACGACTGTAAATTATGTGACGTGAAATGCTCTCATAAGTCGATATACGATAGACATATTTTATCAAAACGACATAAAAATACAGAAATCTCAACAAAAAATAGTAGCACTCCAGATTTAATAAGTCAACTGTTGGCAGATAATTCTGAGTTGCGTCGTTTTTTAATCGATCAATCCAAGGAACATGCGCGAACATTGAGTGAACAAAAGAAGGAAACCATTGATATTGTAAATAAAGTATTAGAAATCGCAAAATCAACTACCTCAAATAATTGTAATAACACAACGAATAATAATCAGAAGTTCAATATCAACGTGTTCCTCAACGAGCAATGCAAGGATGCCATCAATTTCGCTGATTTTGTAAAAAACATTGAAGTCTCTCGGGAGGATATCCAGAACACCGGTCAACTCGGATTTGTAAATGGAATTTCCAAGATAATCATGGACAATCTGAAACAACTTGGCGTCAACGAGAGACCCATCCATTGTACCGATCTGAAGAGGGAAACTATGTATATCAAAGATGAGGATACCTGGAATAAAGAAGAGGATGATACGAAACTCCGGAATGCTATACAAACTGTCTCTCGAAAGAGCGTGAAAACGCTACAGGACTGGAAACAGGTGAACCCAGATTACGAAGACGGAGATTCTGAATTTTCTCAAGAATGTCTCTCAATGCAACGCCACTCGGTCGCTGGTGAGGATCGCGACGTGTACTTTCCAAAAGTTGCGCGATTAGTAGCAAAAGAGGTCATAATCGACAGGGCCTAGAAATTTAGTAAAAAATATGGTTTGTTTACATTATGTTAATACTCCCTAAAACTTAGAAACCGCCACTACCCTGTCGTAGAAAGTATCCACCGTCCACTGTAGTATCATTTCGCCTATCTGCCCGAGCTTTCCAACGTAATAATCCCCAATCCACACAATCGTTTCACTTTCGAACTTACCGTATAATATCAGGTCTGCAAGGTCGTCAATTGATAACGACCGACTTTCTCCGGCTTTTACTACCCGTATCGCGTTATCCTTGACTGATGACAATAAATAGATACACAGTTCCGACGGAACACAAAATGCCTCGCTGATATCAGGAAAATGTGCACTTACCTCTGCAAAATCACCGTCCTTGCCCATACGAATCTCCTGAGACGGACCAAACGCATCGGCTTCGAGCCAGGTGCGTATCGTACGTCCATCATACGGTCCCAATTCCGCCCCCTTACTGTTGAAATACCATCCTCCATCTACCTCTAGTGCCTTGCGCTTCTTCAGCTTGCGCAAGATCGGCTTGGCTAATCTAATACCTCCGTGGTTTGCCGGCTTAGTGTCAAGGGCGAAGGTAATCTGTTTGGTCGACATATTGTTGTTGTTGTTGGTGTGGTTAAGGTGTTTTCTATACAGTACATACCAAGTCATTTCAATTTTTCGACGTTTTATGTCGAGGATACAGAATGGATAAAAAATATTTTGTATTAGTTACTATGGTTTATCTATATCTATCTCTCTATCTCACTGCGATAACCTCGTCTGTGTTAGCCCACATAAACGTCATTGGCTTCCATTTTTCTGATTTATTGTGGTTCGTGATTGCCGGGTCAAACATGTCGATATGACCGAGAATGCAAGCGTTAGCGTTTGCGATATACTCAGCTACACATGTCGTGCCCATGCAAAACAGTGCCTCGAATTGAATAATTTCCTTCCGGATCGAGTCTTTGTCTAGGTACCTAACTGTATAATTGCCACTGTGAATGTGGCGCAAGCACCTATACAACTCAATTAGAATGTGGTCCTCTTTCAAGGCATGATGATGCCCCTGTGAGTACTCCGCAAAATCATCGATAAGCTTCGCGTCACTCGAACAACGCTTCACTAAAGCCTCTGCCAATCTCATCCGCGCCTTGTTCATATCGGACAGCGCGCGGATTACCGAAACCTTGAACGAGTCTACTTTTCTCGCATTTTTCTGTTGTTTCTCGTAACACTTTTCGACATCATCATCATCATCGTCGTCATCGTCCGAATCCGGCAGTTCCAAAGGATCATTAGGCATACAGAATATAGCTCCATGGCGCACACATCCCGAAATGAACCGCATCAGTCCGTTGGACTCCACCACAGTATCCTTATAGCGCCTACATAGGAACTCGTAACTGTCATCCTCGTCCGGCATAACCTCTTTGTAAATATCACTCGCGTCCCATATCTTCGACTGTAACCCCGGGCTCGTCCTCATCCTGCGAACGCTGTTGGAATACTCTTGCTCTTTGATAGACATTGTTGTTGGTTGGTTTAGTATGTTCTTTGAAAAAAAGTCTATCAAAATCAATTTTACTACATTTTATGTTATACAATACAAGTCTACATAAACACACACCCCTTTTCTCCGGATACTTGTATCATTTCCTTCCACTCTTTCAAAGTGGGTCGCTTACGGATATCGGATTCTGTGGCCGAAAACACATACCTTTTATATCTATCGATCATATGCTGTCGGAAGAATGGTCGATCGTCAGCGTGAAGGCGACCGTCCGGAAACGGATCGTGGTGCTCTACTATAAAATAGAGTATTAGACCGAGAGAATATACAATACTGATTGGTGTCGGTTTAGTATCGCATCGCGTCAACACAGGTTTTCGAGTATTCTCGGTGTTGTAAAACATGACGTTGTTGTATTCGCCTATATATTCAGATGACCAGTACTGTTTATTTTCGTCGATTACTCTGTATTTATCGTCGATTATTGTCTCTAATGTGTCCAATACGCAAACCTTTACCTCACCGGAACTATTCCGATCAATCCAAATGCAATCAGGATTCACATTCGACTGACCAACCATCATATTTTTTGCCAACATGAATTCATATGCATCTATTAGTTGCAACATGATATCAACCGGACGAATCCGATGTAATGTGTTGAATATTGTTGCCCTCAATTTTTTGCGTGGATCGTATATAAAGTTTATAAAGTCTCTTAGTGTCATACCATCTTCCGTAACATGATAATGTAAATAGGTGCTATGTCCGTCAAATGATATATCAAAGGGAGACATGACGTGTGGATGTGTAGGTTGGTTCGAGGGGATAGTTGCGCGTATATTACATATATCAGACAAAACCTTCTTATATTCCCGTAAGGGCTTCACTTGCATAATATGTATTTTACTATACATACATATTATTTTAGATGCATCAATTTTTCGAGAACCAGATTTTCGATATAATGCCGGATTCCACGATAAAATCGCTCATTTGTTCCGAAACATACTTCTCGAAATACGACTTGTGTACTATCTGCAATGTTTTCTTCGTTTTATTGTATTTACAATAGAATACATATGCATCATATACGGAAATATCGGATTCAGTGACCGTTTTTCTGAATTCGGCCAGCGCCCTTTTAATATCCGCCTTTTTATCCCACAGTGAACATCTGATTTCCTGTATATATTTGTCGTTTTCGATTAGCACATTCGGGTAGAAATACTGAATAAGGTCAATCATGTGAGTATCTGACATGCTAAAATGCGATCCACTCCATTTATTGAATAGCTGGCGAACCTCACCGAGTTCGAGGTTTGATTCGCCCTCGTCTTCATTCATCGTCTCGTCCCAGAATTGATTGAATCGTTGAATTTCTGGAATAAATTTGCTGAATACACCGTTGAACACATCAGTCTGCTCGTCATAATGCCCAGTTAACATACTGATAAGTTCTGTTTTAAGCGGTCCCTGGAAGATTATCATGGGTAAATTGTTCGCCGTCAAGAAATGTTTCCACAAGTACAACATGTTCTTCCATGTGATTGTAGTTGCATTCGTTGAACAGGTTGTAATATGAGACGCCTTGAAACCGCCGACTATATCCCCGACCGTCCTGTAATGCAGATAAAACGTGTGCGCGGACAGCTTCGGATCCTGACATTGTGCGATGAACTCATCCGAATTGTCGAACCGGGTGGAATAATGGCACGCAACACATATAATGTCAATACCGAACTCCTCGATCAGGTTCTTCCAGGTGCTCTCGTATTTGACAGTTTCGTTTACGTGTATCAAACGGCAATTCGTATACTCATGTTCGTGATATTTCAACTTGAATGAATACATCGGATTGATGCCGATATTCAACTGACAATAATTCGTAAGTTCGCGCATGAACGCTTTCGCATAGGGCGGGAGAATATGGACGAGCGAGTTTCGCTTCTTCAGGATATTGTCACCCAATACTGCGAGGAAATACTTAGCTGCGGACTTGGTCGAAAAAAACGCTGGATATAGCGACATGATTACATTCTGGATAGTAATGGACTCGGGCACATTCTGAATCGAACTGGACTCGGACGCAGAAGATACTAGGGCGTGATCCTTAATCCTCTTCATAATGGATACCTTGGTCTTGTATTTCCACGACATGAGACTGCGATCGTTTGTGATTGTGGTCAAAATGTGATGGAGGATGCCGTCCTCATTGTAGGGTTTGTAGTGAACCCCGTCATAATAGAAGAATTTTTCGGTCGATGAAACGTAGAAATATCGGTTATTGTTCAAAAACGATTTGATAAAGACTCCGTATTCCAGCGTGAGCTCTTCCGTTCGAATCACCCGTTGTTGATGATTGAGGGCCATGGTATCGAGTACATTCGGCAGTTGATTGCATATAAAGTTCTTTAGGCGTGACGCCATGTAGGGATCGCTGGCGTATTTGTCGCGTAGCTGTTGAATTACTGCAAATTCATCCAAATCGGTTTCGCTCATTTAACATATGATTCCGAGCAGACTTTATATCATTTTACTTTACTGTTACTCTTGTGCTTCTGTTTACCGGTTTGAAAAATTGATCTCTAATTCACAGTGTAAATAGAATACACATACCCCTTACATCACATCAAAATGAGCATGCAACTCTTTAACGCCACGGACGCCTTTATCGGCCAGAACAACGTCGAACGCCTCGGGTTCGACAAGAACAAGACGCTCGAGGAGATGATCGAGCTGGCAACTATTAACAAGTGCCCTCTCATTGTGAAAGACGGCAGGGGTAAGTGGTATTTGAAGGGTCAGGGAAAGACGTACGAGGAAATTGAGGCGGGGCTCAACCAGAATAAGGAGAACATCGACTACAAAAATGTCAAATGCTACGTGATCCGATTCTAGAGAGAGAAAAGAGAAAGAGAAAAGTCATTGTTTATATGTATATCTGTATTTTTTGTCTGGGGTGGCGGATGCAGTAATCAGGAAAAAAAAGGGTTTTTACCCCCTTTTTCTGATTTTATTTTTTTATCCACCCTTTTTCTCCAAAGCTTTTTATATGTTTTTTACAACTTCACGCGCAAGTAACTGTCGTGAAGCTTCCTGTCCTTCTCGGTCATGTTCCAGTTGTTGAGGACTCCGCAACGCCAAGTTTCCATGTGATTGACCATCACAGCATTTGCCTTGGGATCCACGATGCGCCTGATGAATCCGTTAATATCAGTGTAGTCGTTAGTCTCGGTGTTCCACGTCAGTGGCCCGTACTTCATCTCCAACTGATCGAAGGATAGGTTGAGGTCACAAACGAAGTAGTTCGCTGCGAATCGCTTCTCCAATTCCCAGAGAACTGAACGAATACGCGCGTTCAGCTTGGCGTTCTCGTCTTCGATCTTCTTGACGTAGCTCTCATGAACGAGGCCATCTGTCTCTGTCTCTGTCTCATTCGCATTCTCAAAGTCAAGTTCGAGATTCCTCGCCTGGCAGTCCTGCTCATAGACAGTGCTAGTGGAAGAGGTTTCGCGCCTCAAATTGGTCTTATAGGTTGCGTTCTGACGAACCAGACGAGGAGGTTGCGTCGGGGGCGGGCTGGTAGGAGGAGGAGGAGTTGAAATCTCATCCTCATCCTCCTCATTCCAATCTAAATGCCCATCGGGACTAAAGATCGGTCTCGGTACTGTGCGTGTCTGAACGCCCGAAGTAATCGTGCGGGTGAGCGCCGGAGGCATCATCGGAGGAGGCATCTCCTCCGGAGGAGACATAGACATCGTCATCTCGCGAACCAAAGGATAGGGCTTCGCAACGTCCTCCGGTGCCGGTTCCTTCTTCGGCTTGGTGTTCTGGATAACCGTCCAGAACGGCTCACGACCAGTAGTGATCTTCGTGAACGACTCGTAGTAAATCTTGTGCTTGCCACCGTCGCGGATGGTCTTCAATGTTGTCTGAGCATGCGTGTTGTTAAACCACGACTTCATGTGGATGAACGCCATGCTGTGAGGGGGCTTCCCGGGAAGCTGAGTCTTGCTGGGGATGACGTCGACGTGGTCGACGGTTCCGAGAAGCTCGTAGTTCTGGATCACGTCGGTGATCTTCTCGGCAGTCACGTTGCCGAAGACGTAGGGGATGAACATGTTGGTAGTCATATTGTTGGTTAGTAGTTTTAAAGCTGATGTACCATTTCTAGAACAGTGCTGAAACAAATCAATTTTGGCAATTCTCGACATAGTCTAACATAGACTGACTCTTAAACTCAACATAAACATACCAAAAATTGATTGCAAATATAAAGTGCATACCAAACGCACATACATCAACACCAACACTAATCACAATGAGCAAATCCTGGCACGCATTCCCTGTGAGCAAGCATCTGACGGAAGGCGTCGTTAATGAGACCCTGTTTATATGTTACGAGTCGGTACTCCTTCCGCCCCATTTCGGAACGCCCAAAGATGAGTATGGCAATTTCATCAACGACGGCGTCAGTACTCGCGTGGATTATATCGTGGATGGCATGAAGCGAGTCGTTGCCAAGTTCGACCCGATCGTGGATTGGAAGATGAGCAAGAATGGATACCATCTCAAGATCGAGACGCAGTCGGGTCTCTTCGTGCTCGTCCAGTTCTCCCGTCATGTTTGCGAGGAGTTTCCAGATGATGCGATCTACGCAGATTTTATGAAGCGCGGGGGAGACGGGTTTGCGTTTGGAGTGTTTGTGCAGAATGTTGTAAAGGAGATACGCGAAATGTGGGATAATCTGTAAATACGAAAAAAGGCAAAAGCAAAATAAAAAATAATGTACATATGTTTATTTTTTATTGAATATACTCCTATGTGAGCTAAAAAGGGAGAGTATCTCATCTATAATGTGTATGAGCGAAAAGGGGAGAGTATCTCATCTATAATGTGTATGAGCGAAAAGGGGAGAGTATCTCATCTATAATGTGTATGAGCGAAAAGGGAGAGTATCTCATCTATAATGTGTATGAGCGAAAAGGGAGAGTATCTCATCTATAATGTGTATGAGTGAAAAAGGGAGGGGTTCGGGGAACCGTAGGTTCCCTGATTAGAGTGAAACGACACTCGGTAGGATAGAAGGTTTGTAGTATTCGTCTCTCGCATCGACCATGGACGCCTTTATGTATTTCATTATCGCAATATTAGAATTAAGTAACTCGGCCTTGGACATCACGGCGAACCATTGATACTTCGTCCTCTTAAGAACCTCGTCTTCAGGAATGTAAACGCCATAGCAATCTGCGACCAAGCTCAGCGACTTCTCGGCCATCAGATCCTCCAACAGAATCTGCTTGCGCCCATCCGTCTTGACGCCGATTTTTTCGCCCCCGATCAGATTGAAACGTTGGTCATTGAGCGCGAGGATCAAGAACTGATTGCTGTTGCCCACGAATACGCGCTCACTGGAAAAGTGCGTGCTATTGTTCTTCTCGCTGACATAATGTATCATATCTTTTATTCCCGCGTCATTCTTCAGCGCGCCCATGAAATACATGTCCGGCACAAACAGCATTTTCTGCTTCTGTTCGGCTACATTCATGGTGCGGTTTATCGCTTCGCAAACAAAGGGACGGTTGCCGGCAGTGCCGTCATTGTACAGACCTTTCAAATTCTTCGAGCATACGAATGAATTGGGCACGACCATTCCACCGTAAAGATAGATGAGTTTCAAAAGTCCCAATTCGCGGAAGTGCGTTTTCATGGGATTTGCCATGGTCGACACGTCGACGTCCCATCCCGGAATCAGATTACTAAATGTATTGTCATCTATCAGACAAACGTGGAAATCGTCGCCACAATGATCGATGATCGACTGAATCGTCAAGTGCAGATAGGGTTGGTTGAGATTCGTAGTATTGCGCGACTGCCCCTCTATCCAATTACGGGCATTGATCTCGTATTTTGAATGAATCCAGATCTTGGGTTTATTGAAACCATAGAGAGGCGAGTCGTTCAACAAATATTTGCGTATGAGATCATATTCGTCGTTGTCTTCCGCGATGAAATTCTTTTTAAAACTATTGCCGACATAACTTGCTATCATGATTAAACTAAATGCAAAGACGTAATGTCCAATATCCTTTTTCTCGAACATGGGTAGTACTATATATATTTACTAACCATATTTATTTATACGTGAAATTACCCATCTTTACTGAGTGATATATTTAGATGCGTATTTTTCATTTCCAGTTGTGCCCTTTAGTTTCTTGCTTATATCGCGTGTATTACAGATATAGTTAGTTGTGTTCGACTTTGCAAAATTATCCAAAAATGCAATGGTTCCAATGTCGGAAGATGCGTTATATTCGTTTATTTTGTCTATGAATAAATTCATATCTGCTGTTAAAGGGCGGTATGTCTCGTCTTGATCTCCTTCTTCGGTTGTTCTATATTCTACTCGTTCCCAGTCAATCTTTTCCCAGTCAGTAACTAGATCGATGTACCATTTGCTTCTTTGTAGATTTATAATGGCATCAAGTGACTTATGCGACTCGATGAATTGTGTCATTGCCTCGTACTCTGCTTTTATAGCTATCCCTAATTCTGCGTAAGATTTTTTGTTGTTAGTTATTATTGATGTACGCATTTCTTCTATAGCTTCGTTTACCTTTATGAATATCGGCGTTAAGGTATCTAGCATATTTTTAGTTTCCCTATTGTGAAAATCTTCCTGAACATTTTTAGGGGGGTTTGTCGACCGGTTATTTTTTGTTTTCGTTTCATTTGTCACCTTATGTTTATTAGTTAAGAAGTCATATTTCATGGCAGTAGTGAACTTAGTCTCAAGTCTGTATTTTCGATCTTTAGTTAACCTGTCTATCTCTTTCAATATTCCAGAAATTTTTATATAAAAGGCGTTTGCGCCTGTCGACACAGTAGTTCTATAGTCTGTTATTTCACTTCTCCATCTCCTTATACCTGATTTTAGACGTTTTATACTCTCTATCGTTATGCGTTCTGCATTATGGGGTGATATGAATCCTAGATTGTTGATCTTGTCCCACGTTTGACTGAATCGATTGATGTCAATATACGGAACATTTGGAGGCTCCAATTTAGAGTCGAATGTTACATTCAATAAGCAGAACACGCTTATTATACCGTTTGACTCAAACAATGGATCAAATTCATTGATTTTCTTGAAGATATCTCCGAAATTACACGGTGCCTCGGACGGAATAACATCGAAGCAGGCATTCAGCGTTGGGCAATATTCACCGAGGCAATCGTGTTCTATAGACGGTGTGTAGTATAATGATTTTTTCTCACGCTTTTCCAGGACACATCTCACATCGGCTCTCAGGACTTTGAGTGATTCGTTTATGTACTCACCTTCGGTATTTCGTTTTTTTATGATTTCGTGAATATACAAAAAGGGTATGTATTTATCATACTTGTTGATCATTAACTCGTTAATATGAGTGAATAGTTTAATTATACTTGCCTCGATATACTCGTTTCTATTCTCAGAATATTTTTTATCGATATACATGTTTAGTGGGTAACCATCGTACTGCATTCCTGAGTTGTTTATTTTATATAGCTCGTTTAGACCGCTACATATGGACATTAATGTATCTTTGGTTTTCTGTGATATATTATCCGTTTCGGGGGAAACAAATCTAAATAAAAACTCGGTTTCGGCTTGGGTAACCGCTGTAGAGGTTCCTGTAGCTTTACAATTAGGTTTTCCCTCGATTTTATTTTTAATATCTTCATTACATTTTTTTAATATGTCAACGAAATTACTATTCGATTTTGCCTCAGCACAAGCTCTCAATATAATCGCCTGTCTTTTTACACCAAGTGTGTTTTTATCATCATCATCTGCCTTGTTCAGTTTTAGTCTATCAAATAGAGATCTATATTTAACATATTCTCGCATAAACTCTATTTCCGGGGTTTCATCTGCATCTATATCTGCATCAATACATTCCTGGTAATGTTTCATACACAACCCTTTTAGTATAGCTTCCGGGTCTACCGCCAGAACCTCTTTTTCAACGACTGGAACTTTACCCCGTGCTTCATCAGGAAGAGGCGCGCTCGGTTTGTTATCATCTGTATAATCTAATAAGTCCGTTTTAGATTTCTCCTTGAATCTAGGCGTAGTACTAAATGTAGTTGGGGGTTTAGATGCTGGTGGAACCGTAGATCTAACCTCTTTAGATTTATTAGATTTAGATGCATCTAGTTTTAATCTCGGAATCCCACTTTGAAGCCCACCCACTGGTGTTATTCCACCCACCAATATGGGCTTTTCAGATACAAGCCTTTTAATAACTTCGCTATCTATATTTTTCAAATAATAGTATTGTGGGTTTTCCAAATCCTCCCTTATTTTTAGAAACTGACGTTCAGTAATGCCAAATTTTAATTCGTCAAGTACAAACCGGTTTTCTACCCCGGCAAAATCTCCCACGAATAGATTGATAACTTTACCATTATTCATCGTAAACTTTATATGAATTAATACGTGACTTCTTGAACTAACTGGATTATTCGTAGTTGCATGTACTTGTCGCTTACCACGTTTGTCTTGCGACTCGCCCTTGATAATTGATGTCAATCTATTTAATAGATCATCATAGCTATCGCTTGTTATAGTAACGAGTCCATCGTCGTTTGGCACACTACCTTTATAAAAATTGGTAGATTGTAATGTAATCGAAGTAACTTGCTTGGTTTTCTTCTCCTTTATTTTCATATATAAATGTATCAATAGCCCGTAGTTTTTATTTTTTTCTTCTCCTATCAGCGTATATGTTTTACCAGATCCACTTTTTCCGTATCCAATAAAGAATAATGATAGATTATCGTCTAGATTATCGTCTAGTTTATCTTTGATATCATCCATAATCTTTTGGGCATCTGTTTGGTTAGTTGTACTTAGCGTATTTTGTGTATAAGATTTATAAGGAAGTAGTATCTGATCATATTTACCGAATAGATATGTGGTCGTGGGTCCATCTACAATACGTCGTTCAGGTATACCATTTTTGTTAAAAACCGTCGCAATCGGACTTGTATTATATGTCAATTTCATATAGGTTGGATCCGATTCCGCCGGCTTGTCAAATGACATAACAAATCGTCCATTTATGAGTTTGGGATTCTTACCTTGGTTTGATACTTTCAGATAGGATAGCAAGTTCGCCTTGCTCTGTTTACTTATATACTCTTTTAATGCCGTTTCACTATTGCTAGATAGAGACAGAGATACATTTGTTCTAGCCAGTAGCTTAGCAGTGATTATTTGCATATATCTTTGAAGGTATGTATATACAGCAAATGTAGTCATGCCCGTATTAGCGATAATTCTCATGTATTTTAGTAGTTCAAATAAATGGCAGAATTTTGAACCCATATGATTGGTTTTGAAGTAATCATTGTCCGGAGATATAATCTCAAGATACTGGTGTATACTATTATTATGTACATTTAATGTATTAAATATTGTATTTATACAATCTGTATATTGGTCATTTCCTGTTGTTATCACATGTAATGGAGTTATATCAATGGCTATCAGTTCAGCAAAGTTTCGCAATACTAAGCCGTTTTCCGAAATTTTGTAAAAACTGGTAAAATTTTCTAATGTGAGTCCATTCAATTGAACGAATATTGGATTGGCCCATAATTTCTCGTTTGTAGTCTTAACAAATTTTTTCAGGTTATTTTGAAATCCCACATTGTCACTATTTCCCGTAAACTTATCCACCTCAAGCAGTTTATAAACCCCTCCATTTATCGTTTGTAATCGTTTGATAGTATCATTTGCAGGAGGTGGAGTGTCATCTACGGGTGGAGGGGTATGATTTTCATCTGGAGTACTATTCAATATACTTGTAAACGACTTTACTACAGCAACAATCGCGTCACTCATTTTTTTTGCTGTTTTCGCTTCGAGGTTTTTCTTCAATATGTTTTCCGATTTTTTCTTCTCCTCCTCCAGATCCTTATCACGTTTTGCTTCAGCGTCATAAAATTCCTTCTTTATTTGTTCAGATCTCTCCTCGTCAGTTATTTTTGGGGCTTGTTCTTCAGTATCGGCTCTTGCTAATTCAACCTTTGCTTGAGCCTGAGCAAATTGCGTTGCTATCGCATTGACCGATTTACTAATTTGATCAGCAACCATCTTTGCTTGAGCTTCAGCATCAGCCTTTGCTTGAGCTTCAGCAACCATCTTTGCTTGAGCTTCAGCATCAGCCTTTGCTTGAGCTTCAGCATCAGCCTTTGCTTGAGCTTCAGTATCAGCCTTTGCTTGAGCCTCAGTAAATTGCGTTGCTATCGAATTGACCGATTTACTAATTTGATCAGCAACCATCTTTGCCTGAGCTTCAGCAAGAGTCTTTGCTTGAGCTTCAGCATCAGCCTTTGCTTGAGCTTCAGCAGTAGCAACTTCAGTAAATTTCTGGGATATCGTCCTTACCGAATCAATTAACTTAGTATCAGATTCCTCCTCAAAATCATCCGGATACTCCACACCTTTGTCCTGTACAGACTTAGTCATGGCATTAGCCACGCTGGATATCGCCTTCGAAAAAATACTGTTCATATATTGCTTTTCAAGCTCCTTCAACATTTCATCAAATTCGTCTCTCGTCGGGATTGGATCGCCGTATTCTGTTTTTGGAAACCCATTTTGATCTACCTTCACATAATAGTAGTCATGGATATCATACGCGTTATCGGGAGGTACAGAAGGTGTATCAAAATCTATGATATCATCAGTCGGTCGTGAGAGGTTACTTATAATTGTAAATTTTCTTGTACCTTTATCTAATACGGGTTCTTCGATTGGAGTCTCATCATTGTTCAGATGAACCATATAAAATCTATCTTCTTTATCTGATTCTCGTGATCTTCGTACGACAAATATCGCGTCTGATTCCGACATTCTTATATAATAACGAGGTATATTTTTATTATATAAAATTCGCAACATATTTACTCATTAAAGGTGCGGGATGTAACTAAACATGTTGTTTTCGTATACCGTGGCATTAAACGTATTTTTATATCCTTCTACATATACTTGATCGCCGTTCATTATCTGATCGCATCCATATTCAGACGTGCAACTTCGCCCCTTGACGCTCACTGGTAACTTGGTATTCAGATTGCCCGTGTTCGAGATCGTATAATACTGCCATTTGTCGCGTCCGCTCATGTGCTGGCGCCCCATGAGTGGCAGGATCAGGTCGTCTCTGGTTAATATGCCCATTTGCGAATACTGTTGCCCAGTGCTCCTGGTCTCAACATTGACTCTGACGGGAACGGGAGGCACACCACGGATATCGCTGGAATCTCCACGGAAATAGAGACCATCCGTTTTCAGAGGCGGGGCATACGGGTCGTTGAATACATCGACGCGCCCTTGTATGGGGACAGGGAAGGGAACCTGTTGAACGCGGACGGGCGCCGAGCGTTGAACCGGTCTACGTATAAAGTGAATATATACGATTAATGCTAAAATTACGAGGAGAACCATCAGAATCACATTCTCTGTGGATATGGTTATTTTTTTCGCCATACTATAACATATTCACACATATTATAATATTGGCATCGGTTTGATTGTGCATGTACACATATCACGGTACGGTTTCGGCCATTCGAATGGGCGCACGTTAAGAGTTTTACCGAAGGTCTCGTTTAATCCGTCTCTTCCGTTTGCTACTACGTCTATCATCTGTACTAGACCGAGAGGTTTCAATGCAATTGTAGAGACAACAACTGCTATTCCTACAACCGTGTCGATCAGATACATAGGCCAACAGAAAAAGTTAAAGTGTTTTAGAATACATACGACTGTCTTAGCGAGCCATGCAAACCACTGTTTGATGAAGCACAAGAACCTTACTATATCTTCGATCGGCTTAGTAATAAAATCGAACATCCCGCCTTCTCGTATTTGTGGCTTTTTGTTAACCATGTCATAGATTAGTACTGATGATATTAGACCTAAAACCAATAGAATTATAATCTTCTTATTTGATAACTCGTTCATTATATTATAACTAGGTAAAATAATTCAAATATGCATATTGTGCTCGTTTGAATTACAATTGTTTATTGTCCGAGTTCCTTTATTCCATTCATAATGCGCTGTATACTATCGGCAAACTCTATTTTGTCGGCATCGCTAACAGACGTGAATTTCTCAGTGGCCTTCTTCTTTTTGTCTTTCTCTTCATCACCCTCTTTCTCTTTCTCTTTCTCTTTGTCTTTGTCTCCCTCCTTCTCCTTCTTTTTCTCATCTTCCTCCTTTTTCTTTTTCTCAGCTTCCTCCTTGTTTTTCTTCTCGTCTTCCTCCTTCTTTTTCTTCTCATCTTGCGCCAGGTCAGAGGTCTCGTTCTCTAATCCCTCTAACTTTTGTCCGGTTCCAAAGCGAATGATATTGACGATCACCATTGCAATTGTCATTATGACAATCATGTTCTTGCTGAAGAATGACGTGACAAATCCGACGATCAAAAAGGTCGCTACCAACATCAACTCCCCACCCACCGCTAAAAACAGCAAATCGGCTATAGCCAAAACGAGGATAATATACATAACAAAACGGTTGTATAAGATTTTCCCGGGGTTTCTAAGAACTTCACTCATCTTCTGATTGGCCATTGTAAGTGTATATATATAAGCTAACATTTTTATAAAACTGCTTAAATATAATCCTTGATTAATTTTATATACCTATCTTATATTTAGGATCTATCATGAGCAACAACTCTGATGAACCGATTTTGCGCGACTCTGTTGACCGTTACACCTTGTTTCCCATTCAATACGACGACGTCTATCAAATGTACAAGCGCCAGGTGGATTCATTTTGGCGTCCCGAGGAGGTCGATCTGTCCCGTGACCTCAATGACTGGGCTAAATTGAGTGATGACGAGCGCCATTTCATAAGCATGACATTGGCATTCTTCGCGGGGAGCGATGGACTTGTGATGGAAAATATATCGCTCCGCTTCCTAAATGATGTCAAAGTAGCGGAGGTGCGCGCATTCTACAGTTTCCAGTCGGCAATGGAATCGATCCATTCGGAGATGTACTCTATATTGATTGATACGTATATCAAGGACACACAGGAGAAAAATCGGCTATTCAAGGCCATCGATAACTTCCCGTGTATCACTGTTAAGGCAAAGTGGGCAGAAAAGTGGATTGGGGATGAGGATGCGTCGTTTGCGTCGCGTCTGGTTGCGTTTGCGTGCGTGGAGGGGATCTTCTTCAGCAGTAGTTTCGCGTCGATTTATTGGATCAAGAAACGTGGACTCATGCCCGGACTTACGCTGTCCAATGAGTTTATTTCACGCGACGAGGCTCTCCATACTGAGTTCGCCATCCTAGTCTACAGTAAGTTGATAAATAAGGTGAATAGGGAGCGCGTATACGAGATTATTAGAGATGCTACGGAAATTGAGAAGTCGTTCATTACGGAGTCGCTTCCGTGCAGGTTGATTGGTATGAATGCGAAGCTGATGACGCAGTACGTTGAGTTTGTTGCCGATCGTCTGTCTGTCCAGCTCGGATATGACAAGATATACAACTCGCACAATCCGTTTGATTTTATGGAGTTGATTAGTGTAGAGACAAAGACGAATTTCTTCGAGCGTACCAATTCGGAATATGCGCTGTCGAATTGCAAGAAGGATGATGCGATCTTTGAGTTCAACTCAGACTTCTGAGGGAACAAAGGTTAACCCGCCTTTAGGTAATGCATTCTGAATATATTATGTTCGTTTATTATATATAATAATGCGTAAGACTAAATCTCATAAAATAAGACATAATAAGACACGAAAGCTTAGTGGCGGTGATAATCAAACAACTACGTCTAAATCATCTGGAACCAGTACTTTTACTATTACATCTCGTGATAAAACGATGACAGTAACAAAAATAACAGAGAATGGTACGCCCTTAATCGAGATATCAACTAGCGAACCAGATAATATAATTATAAATTGTTTAAATCCAGGACACAAAGAAATTGCAGATGCTATATACTCTGCGAGGGTCTATTTGCAGAAGTATCCTCAACATATTGGTAAAACTAGAGAAAATATTAGTAACTGTACTGTATCATTACTGAATATTTCATATCCTACGTTCGGTAAAATATTAGATCCAACTAATAATGCAGCCCTATATAATCGCTGGAAAGAAGGAGTATCAACTAATCTTACAATAATCACGGATCCTCAACCCCCTAATTCCATAGATAAAAATGTGTTTATTTATACCATTATCGTGAATATTATGGTATATATATATATATATATGGCGGGTATAGTACCACATGCTGGTTTCTTTACGCCTAATATTAATCAGGCTTATCTGGATAAGCTAAATAAAATTAATAAAGAAAAATTCCTGCCTGACGGGCTGGGTCTTTATACATCTTCTGAATTGTTAGCCAAACTTAATGAAAATGCATGTGATATAGAAACGGTTGGAAAATATATAGCCAATAATGTATGCAGACGTGTCATCGAAGGTGGTTATGTTATTTCAGCATTTATCAAAGCAGTAGGTCCTAATAGTGAATATGATCTAACGGTTATAGCAGATGATGGAATAAATGATGTAGAAGAAGTCATAGATGAAGAAGAAGTCAGAGATGAAGAAGAAGTCAGAGATGAAGAAGAAGTTCTGTCTAAGAAAAAGAGGGTAGAGAGTCCATGTGAGCAAAAAATGCGAAGTATTCTGGGTATAATTATAGTAAAAAAAGATGCATGCAGGAATCATCCGGGTGCATATGCTATAGATTTACTATGTGTAAATGATCCTAAAAAAACAGTTACAGGTAGTTTATTGCTTGGCCTGTATTTATATACGATATTAGGTCACTCGCCTCTACAACCTGGATTATTCGAATTAGCGGGTAGTCGTTTTAATATGCCAGCATACTGTTTATATTCAAAATTTGGATTTGAATTCGATATAACATTGGCGATGCCGGGATGCTTTGCGTCTCCGGCAAATATGCCTATGTCTCTACATTTTGATCCTCGAACAGTCAAAGATGTTCAAGGCATTGTATGTTCTATAGTCGTCGGCACTCATATTGGATTTAAACCGTCAATTTGTAATATAAAGGAACCTAATCAACGAATATTAATAGCATTGAGTGAATTGAAACGTTTGTCACAGTACGGCAAAAAAGCCGCTGATATATATCCACAATCTCTCGAATTACAACTTCTAAAGTCTCTTGATTATCGTGACGATGTAGTCCGACCATTTATTGATAAATTGATTTCTGCTATGGAATCAGGTAGCGAACTAAGTGATAATCAACCCGAGTTTGTAGATATACTAACAAGAGTTAATCAAGGTACAGATATATCTGACGAATTCAAAACGCTTTACGAACTGCTCCTTCCGAGTAAAACTCCTGGTGGTGGACGAACCAAGAAGGCAAAACGAAAGAAATCAAAAAGAAGAGCAAGAACTATAAAAAAGAAATAAACGAAAAATTGATTCTATAAAATAGTATAGTATCAATAGTACAAACCACATACAACAAGCAAAATGGTCAAGAACACAAAGGGTGGATCCAAGCAGAAGTCGATTGCTCGCAAGAGTACGATTACCGAGCACGCTAGCCGAGACCCCGAGCCTAGCAACGAGGACGAGTTCATCGCTCGCGTCGACAAGATGTTGGGCAACGGAATGTGTCGCGTGGTCGGCGTAGATGATCAGGTCGAGTATCTCTGCCACATCCGCGGAAAGTTTCGCGGTAAGCGCAAGAGTCAGAACATTATTACTCCGAACGTATTCGTACTCGTTGGAAAACGCTCGTGGCAACTCGAGCAGAAGAAGGAGTGCGACCTGTTATGTATATTGCAGAGGGTCTACGGCGAAATTCCAGGAAACGACGGGGAAAATAATAATAACGGGGTCGAGATTGTATTCACAAATAAGGTGGATGAGGAAAACGTTGATATGGATGTGAATAAGAAGAGGGTTTTGGAGGTTCCCTCGTCAGATGACGAGGTTGATTTCGATGATATTTAAACACTTGAAGTGTCCAAACAGACGATGTCATCGTCCCATTTGAAATCTTCGTCGGTTTAAATATAAAGGTATATAATAAAGGATGGGCATACACGAAGACGGGTATGTGATATTGCGCAATGTAATTGACTGATAAACAGCTTGCGTGTGGTTCAACTGAAAATAAGAAAATAAATTACGTTGAAATGAGACACTTCATAGATACGATTTTTTTTCCAACTATACTCTCTAATGTAGATTTTATAACAAAACCGACATACGCGAAATTCCGATTTAGTAATAATAATAATTCAACGGATGCGTCTACCTTTCACTCGGATGTATACAATTATACAGGATCTAGGATACAGCCGATATTCACGTGCCTCTGTTATTTTGATGATACGCAAATGGAGATCATACCGGGTACGCACCTATATGATAGAAACGGATATAGCATGAATACCTACAGCCAGAAACAATTGATAGATATACATCGCGGTGACATATTGATATTTTATGCAAGCATTCATCATCGAGGTACGGGGTTTATCAATGGTCATAATCGTAGATTACTACAGGTGTTCGAGGTGTTTCCAGATGACAATGTATATAATGAACATCGTGATAAACTTTTAATTGTTCAGTCATCCAAAACAACTCTTATGCCAATTATCAATAGCGTATCCTATTATTTGTCAAAAAATGATACCTTACAAAATATGGTTTCGACCGTTCATTATTTACTAATGTACAATGATTTACATTACAAACTTGGACTTATTGATATATCACCTTCCGATAAAAAAGATCGATATGTGTCGTACGAACCTGGAAGGCGTATTTCATTCGATGATATCACAAAAGAGGAAGATATCAATGTGAATATAATATGTGATCCAACCGTACCAATTACCGATTGTAGCAATTATTACTTGTATTTCTACGCACTGTATTGGATAGTATCACTCGTGATCTTATATCTGATATATGATTTCATGCGTTCAAGTCCAAAGAGGAGTATATCGAGTTATATTAAAGCAAAATCCAAATCGGCGCGTTCGAAAACACGCAGTCTCTTTTAGACCCAATTACATATAATCGTATAAAAAATGATTATATGTAACATAAAATACCAAACGATATTAAATAACCGTTGGTTCCCGGTGTCCCTTCAACGATACCTTAGAAACGCTCATATCATACCCGATAACATGCTTTGAAATACAACCGTAAGTGTAGCCAATATCCGCGAAACAGCCGTTCACGTAGTCAATGATTGTTTTTACCTCATTCAAAATGGTGTAATCGACCGCATTCGGATCCGAGGTTGCCAAGTGACTTCTAAATCGACGAATGATATCCGTGAAAGTTACGACGAGCAGGCTGTAAACTGTGTATAGTTCCTGTTTTTTTGCGTATGCCTTGTCTGACCTGACCAAGTGCGTCTTCAGTTCCTCAATGTCGATTACCTTATTTAGATAGTAGATACGCTGGTCCTCATAATTGGGAATGGTCGGAATATGATTGTATGCCGAAATGTGAACACATCTGCGAATGGTCTCTACGATATTCTCTACGGGGTTCTGGTCAGCCAATGGATGGCGTCTGAATTCTGATATAATCTGCGTTGCCATATCCGCGCCGAGTACGTCCCCACATTGCATATCTCCCGGTTCGCGATCTAGTCCGCCGTTCTGTCTGCGCCACTCATAATAGTGAGGATTGTGGAGCTTCATCTCAATCTTGCCCGTATTCCAACTGAATCCCGTCTTGCACTGGGTACACCACATCTGGTCGCATCCGTCGATTTTAAAGATGCTTGCCTGACAGCTCGGACAATCCCTCGTGTCAGTCTTGAGGAGTTTAATAGTGGCAACGCAATTTGCGTCACAAACGTGATCCTCCGATTTGACTTCGTGACATTCTTGACAGGTAGATTTTTCGCATACTCCACACTTCCAGCGCGTGCTAAGAAACCCTCGGCACTCTGAGTCGCCACATTTACGCACGAATTCGCGTTTCGCAGTAGTTGGTCTACCGCGCTCGGCGAGGAGCCCATTTATCGATTTTTCGAGTTCCGCGATATCATGATCTCTATCTTTCTTGTGTTTGTTTTCCCATTCGGGAGCAACCTTGGCTTTGAATTCTTCGAGAGATACCCCGTTTTTCTCGATGATCTCGTCGACTTTCGAATGTAAATCAACGATACTATTCAATATGACTGATAATCCGCTGTCTTCGATCACCTGAGATTCGAACGCTGGGATCGCACGTTTTACCTGTTCAATATATAGTCCTCCGTAATAATTCGTGTGCCAATTCTTCATCGAGGTTAGTGCAATGACCTTCTTGTTGTATTCTCCAATCATCTCGTCCTCTATCTTCTTGTAATGTTCTCGGGTGCTTCGCAGTTCCCTCCGCAATTTATGCAACTTGCTATCGATTTGTTCGATACGCTTTCTCTCTTCAATGATGAGTTGTGTCTCGGGCATCAGGGCCAGTTGCTGTTCTACTAACACATTTTTCTGGTGGTCGCGGAAATCGTTCTTGATGAATACTTGGGTAAAATTATCTCGCATGAACTTCATCGACCACTCTCCGACACAGGCATTATTCATACACTTGGGCTTATTTAAAGACATAATGTATGTCTTACAACAGACGACGCACGCACTAAAGTCACAATATTGACATTTGATATTTTGTCTTCTCTTGGTGAATGTTTCGGTACAGACAACGCAGTCCATGTTATGTTATGTTGAGTTTTTGTAATAGAATGGGGGGGATATATAATACCATATATATAATATGTTATTAATTCAATTTTTACACTTGGTAACGCTTGTATAATTCTAGAGCAACCATACCTCCCAATATCTGGGAAAGGATGTAAGGAAGCAAATCGACGATCTCTATATTACCAGCCGATGCCATGACAATACTGACAGCTGGGTTGACGTGTCCGCCTGAAATTGGGCCGGCGATCAATATAATGAGAGATAAAGTAGCGCCGATGGCAAGCGGATTGCCGGTAGCAAGAATAACATACACGAAAAGGAGTGCACCAATAAATTCGACTAAATATTTATTCATAACGTATATAATTATATGCGATATTATATGCGATATTTTATGATAATTACCTGCGACGCACGGCCATCAAGGCAACATACGATCCGTTCGATTGGTCGCCACCGAACTTACTGTCGTTGTATGTCTGACTCATCGCACGTTGCTTCTTGTATTTAACGTAATCCGACGAATCTGGGACAAATTTGGGGTTGCATGAGGCGGCCGCAATCCCCGTTCCGTCGCACTGTTGAGGTACGGCTCCGATAACCATTCCTGGCTTGCGATTATTGACCTGATTCGGTCCGCCACATGAGTAGTTCTGCCTGCTTAAATAATCGCCTAAATTATTTACGGCCCTGAAAGACCCAATTGCACGCTGGCGATTCAATAATGTAGCTCCTACCAGCTCATTATTCCACGAACTCCTGAGTACTCTGCGCGCCATCACAGAGTCACTGCTTCGTAAACTGTTTGCCGTTTGCTTTACTGATATGCCTTGGATTCCACCTCCTAATTGCGACATTGTATTATACTATATTAAAATATATTTAATCTATATAATGGCGTCAAAAAGCGACACAGTATGGGAAACAGAGTCAGAATCCACATTTGCATCGAATGCACCATCATCAGTGACCTCATCCGTACCGTATGCTGAATCGGAATCTGAATCGGATATTAGTTCGATTTTTTCAAGTGATGTTGGCACGCCTATCGAAACGCGGTTAAAACGGACAGCGGATCTTCTGAAGACTGAATCGTCGGCTACATTTGTCGCTGATTGTATTCGAAAGAAATCGAATTGGTCAAAAGTTGGTAAGGAACATAATTTAGTAGAAGACGCGGACAAAAACGACGCGAGTGTTCTATTATCGGACATTCCGTCACATTCTCCGAAACTGGACTTATTGTTAAAGAAGATTGATTCTCTCGATCTCGCTGATCTTAGAGAGCATGGTACTAAATTCAAGCATCTTATCTTCACCGATTTGAAATCGAATGGGTATGGCGTGAAGATATTGGCATCGGCACTGGTTGCAAAGGGCATGCATATGGGATATCAGGCAGAAAGGACCGGAGATAGCGCGAAGAAAAAGTTTCACAAGATCCAAATGAAGACGGATAGTGAATTGAAGAAGACGAAGGGGTCGAATTTCTATTTGTTGTCGTCAGTATCAGTTTTCGATCAATCGATTTCGGTAGCGACGAAGAAGGAGATTCTCTCGAGATTCAATGAACGACCTGCAAATGTGCATGGAGATAACATTCGATTTATCGTCATGGACAGTGGGTACAAAGAGGGCATTGATTTATTTGACATAAAGTATATTCATATTTTCGAGCCCTCGTCTACGATAGCCGATCAGAAACAGGTGATTGGACGCGGAACGCGAACGTGTGGTCAAAAGGGTCTCAAGTTCCACCCAACAAAGGGCTGGCCTCTTCATGTATTTATTTATGATATGATGATACCGCCGAAGGTATTTGGCAATCATGAGAGCACTTTTGAATTATATATGAAGGCGATGAACTTTGATATGCGTCTTTATAACTTCGGGGGAGAACTGGAGAGGGCTACCATCTTGGGTGCTGTAGATCACGATTTAAACGAGAATATACACAGCTTCTCTACTGCAATGGATGGAGGAGCTAAACTAAAGTTTGTTATTAGAGACAATGATACGCCTATCATGGTTACCACGCAACGACCGACTCATGCTCAGTATAAAAAGAGGATAATGGATATGTATGGTCATCCGACGTATAAATGGGATAAGGCTAGGATGGAGAATTTATGTGATACGGATGCGGGGACACCCCGTACGCCCCCCACTGCGGGGACACCCCGCACACCCCGCTCGGTTGAGGGTGGCAGAAGTCTCTCAAATATGGGGGTGTACGGAGGTAACCTCCCACCGGGTCAAGATATGGGGGTATACGGGGGTGGAATCCCACCAGGTCAAGATATGGGGGTATACGGGGGTAACCTCCCACCGGGTCAAGATATGGGGGTATACGGGGGTGCCCCCGTACTGATGAATTATACGCCCACCCAGAATTTCATAAAAGATTATTTCTCTCCAACTTGCCTCGTGAAAGGTATGTTATTGTGGCATTCCACTGGATCCGGTAAGACGTGTTCTGCCATTGCCACGGCGTCGAACGCATTTGAAAAGAGTGGATATACAATTTTATGGGTAACTAGAACTACGCTGAAAAATGACATATGGAAGAATATGTTCGATCAGGTATGTAGCGAGGTCATTCGCATGAGAATACAAAAGGATGGACTCGCAATCCCTTCTGAACAACCCAAGAGGATGAAGCTTCTCTCGAATTCGTGGAGGATTCGCCCTATGTCATACAAGCAGTTCAGTAATTTAGTCAGCAAGAAAAACCAATATTATGATAACTTGGTAAAAATCAATGGATCCGTCGATCCTCTCCGCAAAACACTATTGATAATCGACGAGGCGCACAAACTATATGGTGGTGGCGACCTCTCTAGTATCGAGAGACCGGACATGCAAGCTCTACAGAACTCTCTTCTGAATTCATATTCCGTATCGGGGAAAGATTCAGTCCGTCTCTTGTTGATGACCGCTACGCCAATCACGACTAACCCCATGGAAATGATTCAATTGATCAACTTATGTAAACCAATCAACGAGCAGATACCTCCTGTATACGAGGACTTCTCCGCCAAATATTTGGAAGAGGACACGGGTAAGTTTTCGGCGGCGGGACAAACCAAGTACCTGGATGATATTGCTGGTTATGTCAGTTACTTAAATCGAGAGAAGGATGCGAGGCAGTTCTCTCAACCGATTATACACCAATTGAAGGCGCCCGTTGTCGACATGAATGATGTCAATTCATTCGACAAGCGTTTTACGAAAGAGCTCGCAAAGTCGGGCATTTTAGAACTAAAACAGAGGATAGAAGATAAAAACAACGAGCTTATGGGAGAACTCAAAGATCTAGATGTGAATAAATTCAAGGCACTTCAAAAGGAGTGTGTGTCGTATCCCGAAATGGGCAAAGACTGCAAAAAGATCGCTAAGAAAAATATGCGGGAACTAGTGAAGGAGGCCAAAGCCGAGGTAATCAAAATGCGTGATGAAATTAAGGGAATTCGCGAGGACATATCAGGCAAGAAATTATTCAAGACAAAGAGAATAGCTGAGATATCAGACAAAATCACCAAAGATCCCGAGGCCTTCGCGAAATTCAAGGAGGGAGCGTATTACAATATACAAACCAAATGCATGCGCAGAATGAACAATAATGAGTCATTCGATGAGTTATTAAAGACGCATCCACTAACAAAACCACTCATAGACGAACTCAAGGAGGGCGATGATAAGATTGCCTATATGGAGAATATGCTGACAGTTCAGATAAAGGCATACAGGAATAAGATTGATGAATTGAAAGCCATGCTGAAAACGGATCTCAGAGACATAGAGCGAAATGTGGTTAAGATGGTGATAAAGGATACCCAGAAGACGGCGAACAAGACGAAACGCCAGAATCAAAAACAATTTGAGGAGGAAGTCACGCGGATCAATATCGATAAAAAAAGCATTAGGTCGAATATGAAAAAACAGACACGGCGTGTACGCGACGAACTGAAAGAACAATTGAAAGACGAGAAACAGGAGAAGAAGGAAATGGATAAAGCCGATAGACAACTCAAAAAGATACTCCGTAAACAGGACGACTACGAAGACGAAATCAAGCACGATCTGTTGAAGGGTCTCGTCAGTAAATACAAGGATAAGATGAAGGAGGACATGAAAGTGGTCGCGATTGAGGCGCAGGCGAAAGCCACACGAAAAGCGCAGAAGAAGCAAGATGCAGAGAATAAGAAGGCAACACGCAAAGCATTAAAGGCACAGGAGCAATCTGAAAAGAAGGAAAAGAAGAGGGCAGAGCAAGCCGAAAAGAAAGATAAGCTTGCTCTGGAGAAAGCCGAGAAGAAGGAGAAGAAAGCACTAGACCAGGCCGAGAAAAAGGAAAGGAAGGCTCTAGAACGAGCAACAATAAAGGCGCAAAAAGAGGCAAATAAGAAAACAAAGAAAAACAGGAAAGAATAATGTTTAGAAATACTATATGTCTGCTCAAAGCGAATATATTGATAAAATTACACTTGAGTTTTTAACCAATAAAAGCCACTATAATAAAATTTTATCAATAAACGACCCGAAAAAATTTGAGGAACTACAAAACCATATTAAAAAGATTGAAATACATAGTGATTCCATAATGAAAATAACGGAAGACTACTGTACAGATCCGAAAAAACAACTGACGAATGAGATGGATGAGGCATTCACTTATTATGTGAAAACCTGTATCAAATATCTCGAAATGAAGGAACTTGAAGGAGGTACAGACGACGATACCGAGAGCCTTTTTGAAAATACAACGGTGGCCGAGCATACGATAAAATCTTATTGGGGACAAGGAGCCAAAAAATTCGGCATGTAGTATATATGCCGACGCACAGACGCCGAAAACGAATACCCAAACGAATGGGTAAAATGAAACACACATTAAAATGTAATCCGGCCATAAAGGATCCCATATCACCCGATAGCTGTTTGAACGCAGAGTTAGTCGATACAATTAAAAAAAACGTGCCGGATCAAGGAGTTCTGAACAAATGCAAATCAGACAAATGTTTGATTGATTCCGTTCCAAATACTACTATACGGGCGTATATAGTCAAACATGCACTAGCTCCAAAACAGCCGGTTGAGTGGAAGAAAAACATAAATACTTGGCTCTCGAATTTTGATATAAACAAGGTCATGGGCCAATATGAAGACGCATATCCCGACTTCAAATTTTTCCCATCGACATATATCGATTTTGATACAAAACTTGACAGTAACTCGTGTGTAAATGATGACATTTGTAAATTCTCTCTCTCGGAACACATTACAAATGGCAAACGGAAGTTCGGATTTGTATTTAATTTAGCAGATCACACACAGTCTGGGTCTCATTGGATATCCGCATATATAGACGTAGATGATGGATATGCCTTCTTTTTCAATAGTACGGGTGAGAAGATACCCAAAGAGGTGAAAAATTTAGTAGGTCGCATAAGAGGACAGGCGCGGAAGCTGAACTACAATCTGAAATTACATACAAATGCTAGATATAATCATCAGGAGGGTAACACCGAATGTGGCATGTATTCTCTCTTTTTTATCATTACAATGTTAACAAACAAGCACGATGAGGTCGAATTCAAGAGTTTACACGAAAAGATAGAGTTCTTCAAAAAATACAAGATTCCAGATGATTATGTAGAAGAGCTGAGATTCGAATATTTCAACCAGTAATATTTTGTGTCTATATAATAGATCCATGAACAATAAAACGCGTAGGAATAAAAATATAGATAGACAGAGACTGAGACAGAGACAAAAAAGAAGACGAACCAAGGTCAGCGGTGGGTCAGATACAACTGTCAAGATATTTGGAGAAGTATCGGCGATATATCCGAGTGTAGTACTCAACAAGGTATCTGTACAAAATTCAGGTGGAATTATGGAGACATTGGGAAAAATAGACGAATATATAGCGGGATTGGGTTTGAGTCGAACCTTAAATAGGGATGTGGTAAATGCAAGGCGAAAACCGGCACACACATTGACTATAAAGGATAGTCAAATTGTACCTCCACCTTCATCCACTGTCTAGAATCGTATAATTATATTACGTGAAATATAATTAAACAGTAGGATATATACACACAATAAAGAGAAAGAGAAAGGATGGCCGAATTCATCAGTGAAAACAATCAGCGAATTTTATGGAATACTATACAGAATGTCGCAATCTTACACCAGACAATACATGAATCGCAACAACAGGAATGGTTCAGGGATATAATCGGCGTATTTTATCAGAGAAACGCAAATCGGAGACTAAACGCAGCAGACTTAAAGGAGCTCAACAAGTCTGCGATTGGATATATGATTCAAACGCTGAAACCAACACCAACACCATTACCATCACCAAGGTCGGTTGATCATATCTACGACACGCCAACTCCAGCCGAACCCAAATTTAAAGAGGACATATCCGATGGGGTCATTGAAAACATGGGTGAACTACTCCAACAACAGCTGAAACAGAGAGAACTCGACACAATGAACCCAAACAATCTCATGGAACAAGTAGCTAGTCTGAAACTCGAAATCAAGACCTTATCCGAAAATGTCAAGGCACTGAACCTCGAATTACAAGATATAAAACAGAAATTGTCAGTATCAGTTACCGAGGCGCAGGAAACTGCCTAACACGCTTTTATTTTTCTCGGCATATTCCATGGTTTTTAGATTCGCTTCATGTTGCTTGCGCATGATAATACGCTCATGTTCCTTCTGGCGAGTATCCATTAACCGCTGTGCATCCGCCTTTTCCAGTGGCGTGAGAGAAGTCCCGCGTTCTTGCATCAGGTGATCTACAGAGCTATATTTTCGCACTTGTTCGTAATCCTTCTCACTAACGGACAACACAGTCTGATCTTTGTGTACCTTGCGCAGATCATCGTATTTTAGCTTACTAAATGGGTCACATGTTACATACGAATCGCCGTCAACGTCATCATATAGATTTGTACCACCACCTCCCAACGTCTGAACACCCTGATGTCTTATAATAGAAGAGTTTTTCTGTTTAATTGCATCAAAAGCACTATCAATTGACATGTTATCCATCTTTTCGTAAAGTGGTTCATCTTTCTTAAACCACTCATTGCGCGTTGGATCGGGTTTCACACTCATATTTTGTTCGAACATTGTATTGAACTGCGCATTGAATTCGCTTTTTTTCATCTCATTTATAACACGTTTAGTGTTCTTATTTGCAGACTTAATGTCGGAATAAATAACTGGTTCTGTAGGCATCGGCTTATTGTGTCTCGATTGCTCTTCGTAAAACCCCACGACAATCTCGAATGCCTTCTTGTAAAAAATGAAGTAATCCGCGGGAAGCTTCGACTTATCTGGGTGTATCATCAAAACCTTGTGCTTGGCCTTTTTAATGCCATCCGCTGTAATATCGTAGGTAAGGTCAAACAGCCCCAACAACTCATCAAGTGTATACATACTAACATCTAGATTATGGGTTGACATTGTGTTATAATATGTTTATCTAAAATTATATAGAAAATATTGTTTATATAATTTAATCATGATAACAGATATTGAAAATACGCAGGCCTTTGGAGAGATTCTCGCTAAGAATCCAGGAATCGTTGTTCTCAAATTAGGTGCAACCTGGTGCGCTCCGTGTAAACTGATCGCGAATCAAGCACATAGCTTGATGGATAAGCTTGTTGCTACATATCCAGATCGCGTCCAATGTTGTGATGTAGATGTAGACGAGAGCTTCGAATTGTATGCATTTCTGAAGACGAAAAAAATGGTCTCGGGTATCCCCGCTATTCTATGCTGGAAGAAGGATAATATGACATTCATTCCTGACGAGTCTGTTATAGGTGCTAATGCCGATGAAATTAATAAGTTTTTTACAAGGTGTGCCGGTCGCCTCAAGTGATTAATATTTACAGTTAGAACACATACAAGGACTGACCTCGCATTTAAACAGGTGTCTTAAACGGCGAAAGGCGGATCTGCGCTTATGACGGGTTTCTGTTATTATTTGAACCTGCTCCTCTTTCTTCACGGGTGAGAATGCTGACCCGGTACCGCCAATAATATATGTCTTATTGCTATCTACGTTATGTACGACTATGGGTTTGTCCATTTTGAATGAGTTTCTATTTATTAATAGATTGTGATATTATTAAATCAATTTTTACTATAAAATTGATTACTTATACCATATCAAGTTTATACATATATCGTAGCAATCAGGATGAATACTAAATGCGTTGAGTGTAAAAATAAGGTGGGACTGTTCGGGTTCAAGTGCAAATGTACTGACGTTTCGGGAGTACAACTGGTATTCTGCTCTATGTGTAGGATCCCGAAACACAGACCGGACGATTTAGGACATGAATGCTCGTTCGACTATAGAAAACTCAGTCGAGACTTGATAGAGAAAAACAATCCTAAATTACAATCGGTTAAAGTAGAAATCATATAAAGAAACAATTATATATACATGTGGAGGGGGGGTCCCGTAGTGTAGACGGTTATCACGTCTGATTCTGACTCAGACAACCCAGGTTCAACTCCTGGCGGGACCATATAAACATAGTATTTTATGTACTATACTATGTTTACTTCTTGGAGCGTTTCGTACCACTATTCTTGCGCTTTTTCGACCCCTTGTTTTTCTTAGATCTCGTCTTTTTTCGTTTACCGCCTAAGGTAGTATCAGACTGCTTCTCTGGTACGGCTTCAGCTACAGGAAGCTCGGGAGCCTCTACAGCCTCCGCCATTGGTGGAGTAACAGAAGCAGAAATTTCCTCCTGTGGCGTCTCTACGGGAGATGCCTCCTCAGTATTATCTTTATCGGGCATTATGAGATTACTCTGGAATGTTAGCATTGTCAATAAAACCAGAGTGATGCCCGATAATCCATATATTGCAACTGACACACCGCCATAAGTTGGCATGCCTTTCATATCAAACATAGTGGCAGGATCAAACATTCTATATATAAAACACATATATTTTGTCTAAACTTATAGTATGCGAGGAAAACCCGTTTTCTTAGATGGAACGCTAGCACCACCGCTTCGTACACGATGTAACGCCTGGCGAGCAGTATTTGAATCGGATGTATTTGTAAAGGACATAACGGTTGCGTTCGCATTAAGCGAACCTACGCCTACCTCAGCTAATCTGCGATTTGTAGTGATTTGAGATGCGTCCTTGTTTCCGAACCACTTTTTCTCTAATGCGACTTCATTTGTGGGTTGAGTCAATTGAAGAGCGCGAGAGTAGCCTTTGCGAGACATCGCAAACGAGCTTCCACCATCAGATGTAAGATCTTTGATAGGCATAGCTTTGACTGAGCTGAGTATACCATTATTCATAGCTAGTAGGATAGGAGGACCTAACATAATATACAATATATAGATATAGTATATTATTCGATAGTTTCTATTTGTTATTAGACAGAAGAAGGCCGACACGTAAGGTTAGGATACTCACGACTCTTCCTTCTAGAATATCTGTTCTTGTACCAATGCTTATATGCTTTCTTACCATTAACGCAATTCATGTTCCCCTCTATATCATTTCCACTAAACTGTCTCAGCTGTACGAAATTTACAACAATTAACGCTAAAAATAGTACAATTGCAAAAAAAAGTATCATCATGGTTGTGTATTGCATTATATATATCATGTAGAAACAATGTACGGGTCTAGAAATAGCACGACTATCTAGTCTAAATAAAATTGAATGTCTAAATATGTTATAAATTATAAACAAAATACCATTACCATGACATGTACGAAGTGCAATCGAGTGGGTCACAATAAGAGGACGTGTAAGTCAAAACTACATACGGAATCTAAAAAAGAGTGTATAATTTGCTACGAGCCTATCACATGCGGAGAGGTAAGAACGAAATGTGGACACCTTTATTGCTATGATTGTTTTGCCAAGGATGTAAAACACAACAGGTGTGCGTATTGTCGACAAGCACTAGATATGCCTGTAAACAAGACGCTCGACGAAGAAGATAAGAGAGCGATCGTAGAGAAATGCATTCTGGACGATTACACATTTGACGATATATATAGAGATTTCTATCGTCAAATTTTGAATTCTATGAAAAATAACGCGAATGTAAATAAATACAACCAGACGCACATCCAATTTATATGCCAGGAATTATTAGATGATGTCACGCTAGACTATGGATTAGTTACGATGGGTATGAAAATATGCGACGCGGTATGTGACAGTTTATGAAGGCGACATTGATGCAAGCCTGGTCCTCCACGACTGCTTAACCTCCCGGGAAACGCGAGTACGCTGGTGCTTCTCATATCCCTCGGGCGAATCGTAAAAAAGCGTCACTGGCTCACAACCGTCGCCTACGGATGTCATGCGTACCTTGAAGTAATAATGCTCTGCTAGAGTTCCAACTCTGGCGTTGTACCTGGTACCAAATCGAGGATCGCGAATAAAAACACCTGGATTGCAACGCGTGGAATACATCTCGATCGTCAACGTCTTCTGATTAGCACGTCGGACAACCTTGTAGTAATCAGGGTCGCTCATCTTCTGCTCTCTAATTACCTGAGCCTTCGTCAAACGCTTGGCACTAGAATCAGAGCCGGCAATAGATGCCGAATCGGAGTCAGTCTCCGATACGATCTCGGTATCAGAGTCGGTTTCGGTGACGACCCCGTCCCTTTCGCGGTTTGCGTAATCATTCTCGTAGTTCATAAACAATTATAGTGTACTGAGCCTATTAATATATAATAGGAAGTCGCTTTATGTTGTTTCATAAATATTTTTTTATAGATACAAACCAATCCTTGTTTTACAAAATATCCTTAAAACGTTCGATCGAGTCGGTACTAACTGTATCCTTCATATTAGCAATGACCTCGTCTATGTGTGGCTTTCGACCTACGGTTTCTTCAAATGCATCCACATATTTTTTCAATTTTTCCGTATCGGCTTTCAGCCTAATTTCGTGTGCATATGCATCTACGCTGATCCTTCGCTTTGCATTCAATTCCTCCTCTTCTTTTTCGCGCGTGATTCTAACCAGTTCCAGTAATTTGCCCTGATCCTCTTCATGTCTCATTTTGATACAATCTAATATATCTTCGTCATTTGATTTATCCAAATGATCGATATCTTTATACCAGTGATGACGACTTTCATTAGCAGTAACAATAGTATTGCATATATCTGGTTTCCTGAGCTCTTCAAATCGTTTTCTCTCGATTGACCCAGGTCTGCCTTGGAATACATTATTGAACTCGGCTACTATATTTTGCTGAATCGCCGGGCTGGTCTCCATCAGACGGTCATATTCCATACGGCATATTTTCAAGAATTGGCCCGCATCGGAGCGTTCGTCGGGATCCTTCGCCAGTTCAATGCGAATATTTCTGGCAAATTTGTCCCATGAAATCGCGGATACACGATGAGCCTCATTCAATTCGGATATTTTCAGATACTGTTGAATGGTTGATAAAATACCAATGAAAATATTAACGGATCCGATTACGGCCGGTGCATAAACCTGCATTGTTACAGGTAAACTGGACTGCGCGAAAGATGCAGTACCTGTAATAGTGGATAGGGTAATTGCAGGTATTGTGAACCATGCATGAGCACGAGAGCATTTGGCATGGGCACGGGTATTTAACCATTTGTAACACTGCGCAACGTCACACCATTCTACCATTATAAGCTCATTTTCAGGGGACCATTTTACATTCTTTACCTTTGTGGAAGGAGTTGCAGATTTATTGTCCGACGAGATCGACTCGGTCTCTGTTGTTTTAGTCTTGTCTTTGTCTTTGTCTTTATCTTTATCTTTGTCTTTGTCCATGGTGTATATATTACATAACAGATATTATTCACTCGAGATATTTGTTATTTCTTGTTCTTACCTTTACCTCTATGTTTAGGACTTAGTTTATCGATGTGTTCCGATTCTTTGACTGATTCAGTTTCAGGTTCCTTCATTGGTTTAGGTTCAGGTTCTAGAATTGTATTCGATTCGGGTTGTAGAATTGTATCCGGTTCTGGTTCTTTTGTGGGTTCTAGAATTGTATTCGATTCAGATTCTAGAATTGTATTCGATTCAGATTCTAGAATTGTATTCGATTCAGGTTCTAGAATTGTATTCGATTCAGGTTCTAGAATTGTATTCGATTCAGATTTTAGAATTGTATTCGATTCGGGTTCTTTCGCAGACTCTTGGATCAAATTCGATTCAGGTTCTTTCACTGGTTCAGATTCTATAATCAAAACATCATTGGGTACTATCGTAAGGTTTGTCATTTTATCAAGTTCATTATATCTTGATACATCTTGTTCTAAATTAGGTTTGGTAGAGGTTACGTGATTCACCAATATTTCCGAATCAATATCGAACATAAACCTCTTCATCTTACTTGACAGCTTTGATATATATTCTAGTTGAGACGAGTGATAAAAAGTTAGATATTCCGAATACAAATTAATATTTTGATTGATAACCATATTTTCATGAGCCAAAGTAGCTATAAACCCCGTTATCGAATAACCTACGCACATCCGTGCATTGCGAGAATCAATATCGCGTTGTTTCGATGTATATAAATTATGCAATTGCTTCAACAAGTTGAGTATAATGCGATGGACCATAATTACGTCATCCAACTCATATTCAACATTCAGTTCTAAATCTTTATAAACAGGCATTTTATAGTCGACAGTGATGTCATCTTCTTTACACTGCGTATGTATGATCGTAAATAATTTGTAATATTCACCATACATACGATTATATATTAAAGTAATCATCTTGCTATATTGCTCCATTTCGACGCGCAACATCTTGTACTGGAAAAAAAGCGCATCTAGACAATACAAATATATCTTTTTCGGATTGTTCTTTACCAGATCAGTATATTGTGCCTTCATTTGATCAAGTTTCTGTTCTAATAATTGTCGATTTTCGCTCAATTCTATGCGTTGGTTAATTATATTATCAAAACTGGCTTGTATCTGTTCGAAGTCGTAAGGCATTCTATTATATTTATATTCATATAATTATTTGAAGTGGGCCATCCTTGCGATAAATCTTCGCCGGTTTAATATTTTACCCAAAATATTATATAAATAAGATAACGATAACATTCATATTATGTCTGCCCCCGAAAATTTTAAATCGATCGTTCATGATTTCTCCTCCGATTTGTTGAATACCTTCCCAGAATTTGATTCTGTGCTTGCGAAGTTGAAGGATCCCAATCCAAATGAGATAGAAGTGATCTATAAACACTGTCTAACGGTGTACCCAGAGAGATTCTTCGACATTATCTACCAAAACGCCGACATTTTTTCATCTAAGAGTGAGGTGGAAACGAATACTATGTTCTTACCGGGACTAGACTTCAAGCTCTTGTTTAATTGCGAGGGCGTGAGTGATAAAACGAAGCAGGTCATTTGGAAGTATCTACAGCTCATTCTATTCAATGTTGTTGGATCAGTTGAAGATAAGTCGAAGTTTGGCGACACGGCTGCCATGTTTGACGGTATTGACGAGAATATGCTTCACGAGAAGCTTCAAGAGACTATATTGGGTCTCGGCGACTTTTTCAAAGATATGGGTGCCGGAAAGGATACCGAAACGGGAGAAGGAACAGGAGAGGATAAACGCGAGTTTACATTTGACCCGAAAGAGGGTATTCCTAACATGGACGAAATGCACGAACATCTAAAAGGGATTTTTGATGGCAAGATCGGAAAACTCGCAAAGGAGCTGGCGGAAGAGGTATCCGGCGATTTCACTGATATTATGGGAGATATGGGAGAAACTACCGGTACCACGCAGGATGTACTCAAACGACTTATGAAAAACCCCAAGAAGATGATGGGGCTCGTAAAGAAGGTGGGAGATAAGCTGACCCAGAAGATGGATAGCGGGGAGATTTCTAAAGATGAGATTATGAAGGAGGCGACGGATATTATGGCAAAGATGAGGGAGATGGGAGGAGGTAGCGACAAGCTGAATGAAATGTTAAAGAAATTTGCAGGTGGACTCGGGAAAGACATGAAGGTCGATGTAAATGCTATGGATCGCATGACGCAGAAAAATGCCACTAAAGAGCGTATGCGTGCAAAGATGGAGGAAAGGAAAAAGGGGAAGGATAATAATTACGTGGTAGAACCTAGTGCTCAGCCCAATACATTCGTGTATCGAGTTCCAGGAGAAGAAGTACAACAGAGAAGCTCTATTCAGCAAAAGATCGAAGATGACAAGCTGATAGCAGAATTAGGAGGTGACATTGTGAAATCTGCGCAGAAATCGGCGAAGAAACCTAAGGCAAACAAGAAGAAATAAATATCGAACTATATAATATACGCGAATGAATCTATTAAAGTTCATTAATATTCCGGTGTTTATACTTAGTTTAGCGTTTGGCCTATTTGCAGTATATATAACCATGCCCGATACACGTAAAATATTAGTCTATCCCACCCATGAAAATGTCGATATGCTTCAATATCGCGACAAGACAGACACTTGTTTCTCTGTATCCGAACAACAGGTAAAATGTCCAATGTCGGATAGCGAAATATCGAATATACCAGTTCAAGCGTAATCACTTTTTTGGTGGGTTAAAAATATACGGTTATCATATACGCATGCAATTTAATCGATTACTGAACACGGACTTAGGAAGGATTTTTATCTCGATATTACTTGGTATGGGAGTCGCCACCTTGTTTAGAAAGGTATGTACGGACAAGAAGTGTATTATATTTAATGGCCCCATAATCGGTGATTTCGATAAAAAGATTTACCAATATGACGGTAAATGCTACAAATACAAGACTGTTGCTTCTAAATGCGATACTAAAAAGCGCATAATAGATGTTACGTCACCTCCTACTGAACCCCAACCGAAAGCAGGATTATTTTAGGCGAGATTCGTTTCACAACAACTTTTTAGATAGATTCTTATAGTATATGGATAGCACTACAAGAATTGACGAGTTGCCGGATGGTAATATTACCATGCGCATACCAGGTGAAGATAATAATAATCCCACGTATACTCCAATGAATATTCATCCGAACCCCTATGGTAATTCTCTGCAACCCAATGTAATGCCTCTACCACAATCGAATCCGGATACCAAACCGCGTCCAGTGTACTTACCGCAAGAAAATCGCGAAATTGCTCACAATACTCCTCAGGTGAGACTGCCGTCGCGAGATATACCACGCGATGAAAGTATATACCAACAAGATGAGGAGATCCAACCCAATTACATACCGCGTCCTGAATTCAGCAAGGATTACGTGAAAGAGCACGAGGAGATTACGGAATACAATATTAAGAAACATGAAAGAGACAAGGAAAATACCAGCCTCGTTGATAAGGTGCTGAGCCAATTACAAACACCTATTTTGGTCGCCCTATTATTCTTCATTTTCCAGATGCCTATGGTGAATACGATGTTTTATCGAAACACGTCGTTTCTCTCCGTATATAACTCAGATGGCAATATCAATTTCTATGGTATCGCACTTAAGAGCGTCGTATTTGGCAGTATATTTTATTCGTTACATACAAGTATAGACTATCTGACTGATATCTAGACCATGTTGAATAAGATACAGGCGAATTATTTGTGGTATACGTCATGGTGTTCGCTATTATCGTCTATATACGGATTGAGGAGAGGGCACGTGATTGCAGTGTTGCCTGGGTGTATTTTCGTAACTTCGATCAACTATTGGAGAAATCCAGTGACAAATTCGTACCGCAGATACACTGATATTGCTACTGTAGTTGTTTGTCTAACATGTCAAAATATATATGTTATAGAGGCTCAATATGCAAGACTGTATTATATTATGATAGGTTATGGTATTTTATGGTATCCTATAGCAAAATATTTTTCATATCGAAAACAATATTGGAGATCTGTAATTGCGCATAGTATGATACACATCGTATGTAATATTGCAAATGTTTTACTATACTCTGGACGAATGTCAGTTTAGGCAAATATATATAGGACTCATACTGATAAAAAATATACAAATATATAAATGAAGTCTATATTCATAGTGGTAATTATTGGATTACTGGTACCGGTAATCATACTATTGTTTGATAAATACGGATCATATTTTGAGGGAGCGAAATTATCTCCAGAAAGGAAAGCACAAAGAAAGGCGAGGAAGATCGCAAAAAAAGCGATAAAAAGAAATAACAGCCAGCTTTCTCAAAATATAGCTAGAAAGGCTAAAATGAGGGCTGAAGTAAAGGATGCAAGGGCTACGGCTGCGCTATTACGTCCAGGATCAGTTTCGGTAATGAGGCGTGCTGCTAGGGATGCAAGAAAGGCAACGGGCAAAATAAAGAGAACAACAAAGCGGGTGCTGGAAAATACAGGAAATCTCATGGGTCCAGCTGTTCAAGAGATGAAATCTGCAAATAGCGCATACCAAGCGAATAAGACGATAGAAAACGCAACTACGTGGAAAAACAAGGCCGATTTAGTAGATTTTTACATTAATCGATACAAGACGGCTGTATACAACTATAGCAATATTAATAAGAATGATAACTCGTATGATATAAATATGTATAACACAATGTCTCAGAGTTCTGATGCGAAAACGGCAGTTGAACAAGTAACGAAACTAGTTACTGTTGCAAAGAAACCACTTTGTACATACACGAAATATAAACATACAAAAAAAACCGGAACTGTATGTGAAAAACCAAAAAATAAAAAAATTATACCAGGTGCTAATAAAGCCGCATGCGAAAAAGCATGTGGGAAAGATTGTACTGGATATATGTCGAATAATAAACTTAAGACTTGTATAATTAATACTTGTCCTAGCAATAGCAAATTGGTACCGGCACCGTTCAGTATAATGGGGGGTAAGTCATGGTCTTATTATGATAAGACTGACAAGAAATGTATTTATAGACAAAAGTGATTATAGAGCACGTCTTTGTTTAGTGTTTAGGAAACTATACCCACTCTATTTTGTGTATAAAAATATACAAAATATATATAAATGAAGGCAATTTTTTTGGTTGTAATTGTTGCTTTAACTATACCTGTAATTCTAATACTATTGGAGAGTAGTTCATATATAGAGGGTGCTAAATCAAAAAAAAGATCGGCGAAGAAACCTAGTAAATCAGTAAAAAAACCTATTCCGATTAAGGCTATTTCTCCTGTTAAAGCTCCTGCTCCTATTAACACAGGTACCGCTGCGACTTTGGCCTTAGCAGAAGCTAAGAAGGTGGCAGACGCTAAAGCTAAGGCCAAAGCAGAAGCGGACGCTAAAGCTAAGGCCAAAGCAGACGCGGATGCTAAAGCTAAGGCCAAAGCAGAAGCGGATGCTAAAGCTAAGGCAAAAGCAGAAGCGGACGCTAAAGCTAAGGCCAAAGCAGACGCGGATGCTAAAGCTAAGGCCAAAGCAGAAGCGGATGCTAAATCTAAAGCCAAGGCAGACGCGGATGCTAAAGCTAAAGCCAAGGCAGACGCGGATGCTAAAGCTAAAGCCAAGGCAGACGCGGATGCTAAAGCTAAAGCCAAGGCAGACGCGGATGCTAAAGCTGAAGCAAGTCGAGTAAGCACAGCAAATCAAAAAGGTGCAGAATCCAAAACGGCTCAAAACACATACAAAAATAGTAAAAGTTCGATGACTGCCGATACATGGAGATTAAAAGCAAATGCCTACGCAACTGCATCCGGCGTAACGAGTAATAGTAGTCTACAGCGTGATTCTGCATCACAACAAGGCTTAGCACAACAGGCGGTACAAGACGAGGCGATTGAAGCTACTAATGTGAATAACGCACAAGCATTGGGCGCGCTATCAAAAGAAGCAAGTATAATATTTAATAATAGCAATACATTCACAAACGCAAACGACTGGATTTCCAAGGCAACTGCATATAAAGTGGCTGCGTATAAAACTAGGGCTGCGTCAATTAAATCCGATTCAGACAATCAGATTGCGTTATCCAAAACTGCAGTTGACAATACGGCTACGCAAGATGGTACAATCAACGATCTGGGTATAGTATACGGTAAACCACAGATGAGACAAACAAATATTACAAAGAGCCCGACTGTTAAGTTCGAGTTTTCTCCGGGTATTTTTATAGAGCCATCAAATAGCGACGCTAGTGCATCAAAGCAATGTGAATATAGCGATGCCTATGACACCAGTCAGAATCCATACGCATATAAATATACAAATCTAACGCAGAAGGGTGATTATGAAACAGCCAAGGTACAATTACAAAATCAACAGGATGCTAACACAATACAAACGGCTAATACAGACAATGGTATAAAATGCGCAAATGATCCTGATATAACAGGTGAGGCGCAGACAAAGGCAAATTCGCTTGGATGGACTAGTATAATCGATCAGATCAAAACATCATATCTTGATCCAGCAAATGAATCGCTATATAGTGCGCAAACTTTACTGAATAGTGATATTACGAATCCTAATTATATAACTGACTTGAAATCTAAATTGAGTGGTTTAGATTATGTTGTTGATAAATACACTGATGCTATCTATCAAGCGTATCCAGATCAAGCTCCGGTGGATATGCCCGAAGAACAACCTGATTATTCTCAGCAACCTGATTATTATGAATCACCAGATTATTCTCAGCAACCTGATTATTATGAATCACCCGATTATTCTCAGCAACCTGATTATTATGAATCACCAGATTATTCTCAGCAACCTGATTATTATCAGCAACGCGATTATTCTCAAGAGTATTCAGATGCCAGCATGGAATATGTAGGTGAATAGTCATATGACTAGTAATAATATATTTTCATTGTATATAGATAATGAAAATATGGATAGGTTTAGCCCTATTAATAGTTATAATTATATGTACGAGTTTATTTACAACTAGAAAACCTATAATCAGAGAGGGGATTGATTTAACTTTTGGGATTGGGAAAAAGATAGGTGACGCTATCACTGGTGGATCATCAAAAAAAAAATCAAAAAAGGAACAAGCACAAGAAGAAAGAGACAGACAAGCTGCAGCACAAGCAGAAAGAGACAGACAAGCAGAAATAGACAGACAAGCAGAAATAGACAGACAAGCAGAAGAAGCAACGAAAAATGCAACCAAGACAGAATCGGTGGGCGAAATAACTGGTTATGTAAACAAACAGACACGCGCATTCACGAAAACTCCTTCAGTATCTTACACTATCGGAGGCGTTGGTACATTTAGTCCAAGTCCTGGAATTTCCGCATCTTCATCTATCTATTGCCCATATTCGGTAACTATTGCTGGCAAAAATGTAACATATGATAATCGTTACACCAGCATTGATACTATTAAACAAAATATACAAACAGAAGCTAATAACCTAGCGCAACAAAAGGCAAATAATGATGTAAATGATACACAATGTGATAGATCGCCTTATACAGATTCAATACAAGCTACAGCAAATAATAAAGGATGGGAAAATATAATAAGCCAAATACTAGGTTCTCTAACCGCTACATTAAATGAAATGAATGAAGCAGAAAGAGTTTATACTGGCAGTAAGACCTTAGCTAATGCAAGCGCGTGGAGCACCAAAGCTAATTTACTAGATAGATATATTAATGCATATAATGATGCTGCATCTAAATCAGGTATTACTGTTGATAGTTTACGAACAGATATATCAAGGAGTAGTTCAGCTAAGACCGCGGTAGATACGGAGACTGCTGTGAATAACGCACAAACAAACTACGGTGGTATTATTGGTAGGGCCACAAAGACAACATCGATAACAAAAACTCCAGGCACTAATGTTTCGTCAATTATACCCAATGGTACCACTATTAAGCCAAATAATATATCTACCAGTAAAAATACTCCATGTGAATATACGTATGCATATGATCCCGAAACTATACGACAAAATTACACACAAATGAAGGATCAAACCACAGCGCAAAATCTGGCAAATACTCTAGCGACTAATAAAGCAAATAATGATAATTGGAAAAACTGTGATACCCAAAATAATATCGATTCGACATCAGCGCAAACTGAAGCGAACAAACTTGGTTGGGAAAATATAATAAGCCAAATCAAAGGTTATTTGCAGAGTGCATCAGACGAGATGAATAGTGCGAGACAATTTTATATTGATAGTAACACGTTAGCTAATGCAAGCGCGTGGAGTGCCAAAGCTAATATACTAGATAAATATATCCAGGCATACAATGATGCTGTACGACAATCAGGTCTTACTGTTCCTAGCTTACCAACCAATTTATCTACGAGTACATCATCTTTAGCTTCTACTGCGGTAGATATAGAGACTGCTGTGAATAAGGCACAGACAGACCATGGTAGTATTATTGGTACACACACACTAACAAGATCAATAACAAAATATCCAGACTCTAAGGTTTCAATAGATATAGCCGGTACACTCGTTAAGCCCAATAGTATATCTACCAGTAAAAATACTGCGTGTGAATATAAATCCGCGTATACGCCTGCCATAATACGCAATAATTATACGCAAATGAGCAATCAAACCGCCGCACAAAAATTCGCAAACGATCTGGCAAAAAATGAAGCAAATAATGATAAAGGTGCAAAATGTCAGACCCAATATGATAATGATTCGACATCGGCGCAAAAAGACGCAGATGCGCAGGGATGGGCTAATATAATCAGGCAAATACAAGCAATTTTAGATCAAAGTATACCTGTAATGAAGGAAGCAAACGCCACTTACAACAAATCTAAGACAGTAGAAAATGCAACAACGTGGGCAGAATATGCAGGCTTTGTAGATTATTACATCGATCGTTATACAGTTGCAGTGACTAACTACAAAAAATTAAATCCTACTGATACGAAGTATGATACTCGATACAATGGTGTATCTCAAAAGGCCGAGGCTGATGCAGCAAAGCTTGATGCAGAAACGGCAGCAGCAACAAAGAAAGCAACTAAGGCCTTTACATTAGGTAAATTAACGGGAACAGCATCTAAGAAGGTTACTGTACCTATTACACCTACACCTCTTGTATATTACGAAATGAATAAAACCATCATTCGACCATCTGATACTATTCAGTCATCTGCGCAATTTGATTGCCTGTATTCGTCAGAATATACACCGACCGAAACATACGAATATGATTCTAGAAAACCTAATGCAGAAACGGTTGCTCGGAGTACAGCTACATCTGT